GCTTGTCTGGCAAGCCGTTCTGGCTGGTCGAGTCGATCTGTTGGCTGGCGACAATACGCCTGTGCAGCTACCGGACGGCGAGCCGGTAACAGTGGGCCTCGACCTGGACGGCAAGCAGTGGGTCGAGCTGGTCAAGTTCATCTACAGCCACATCGACGGTCCACCAAAGCAGCAACTGGTACACACCGGACCGGACGATGGGCCGATCCAATATCGGGACCTGTCCGCCTTGACGGATGAGGAGCTAGACCGCCTTGACGACATCGTTGGCAAACTTACCACGGCTGCAGGAAGTTTGGGCAGAGCGGCGTCGCCGTCTGAGCAGGGATAGTGACGGGCTCTATAGCGGTGTCTGTCGCCTGTTGGGCTTCAACATTGCCCGCCAGCCTTCGCCCGGCTGTCCAGAGCATCAAGCACCTTTCCAGTTCCTAAGCGATCTGTACTTTGGCAGGGTGCAACGGGCCATCGGCCTTGGTCCACGGGGCGGCGGTAAAACGAGAATGATTAGCCTTCTGGAATGGCTCCTGGCCTGCAAGCAGAAGACGTGGATATTTCATGCCGGTGGTGTGGAGGAACAGGCAAAAAGGGCCTATTCGTACATGCAGGAATACATCGACTTGCCAGCCTTTCGTGGCATGGTGGCCGACAGCCTGATGAGCGAGACTCGCTGGCGTAACGGCTCAAGGCTGGAGATCCATGCGGCTACCGTGGCGCAAGTTTCCGGGGCGCATCCGCGGCTAAAAGTTGCCGACGAAGTCGAGATGTGGCGACCAGAGGTGCTGGAAAAGTTCTGGGGCATGGGCACGGGCGAGGGCGTGCAGACGGCGTTAATCTCAACCAGGGATAGGGCGGTTGGGCTGATGCAAGCAGTGCTCGACCAGGCTCCGTTGCGGGGACTCGCTGTCTATTCCTGGTGTATCTGGGATGTAAAACAGCGTTGTCCCGAGTGCTTGCAGTCGGCCTGTGAGTTGTGGGACCAGTGCCAGGGCAAGCACCAGTATTCGACCGGGCACCGGCCACGCACGGATCTGGTAGACAAGTTCCTGACGATGGGCTTGGACACGTGGGAAGCGCAATTTCTCTGCAAGCGGCCCGGCCAGCAGGGCCTGGTCTTCCCTGACTTCGTGAGCGAGCCTGGCGATCCTGAGCACAGCAACGTTACGGAGGCCGCCGAGTTCGACCCGGAGTTGCCGGTCGAGGTCTGGTGCGATGACAATATTGCGCAGCCGAGGGCCATCCTCGCGGTACAGGAAGACCCGTTAGGCAGGCTGCGCGTATTTTGGGAGCACTACGAAGCGGGGCGCCTGCAGGAAACGAGCGTTAAGGCGGTGCTAGCCCGGCTACAGGAGTTAGGCAAGCATCCGGAAGTGGCCATTGTGCCGCCCGAGGCGACGGCACTCAGGATCGCCTTCAACCAGGCAGAGGTGGACACTGCCAGCCCACACAACTATCGGCGCAAAGAGGGAGCCAGCATTGCCGCCCGCTTTATCTGTGGTGCCAACGGGCAGCGAGCCTTGCTGATACATCCACGCTGCACGAATACGATTCGCTCGCTCAGGATCGCGTACAGGAAAGAAGTCAGTCCGGGTGTGTACGCGGACGAGCCGGAAAAGCATAGCGACGATCATTGTCAAGACGCCGTGCTCTATGGCACTTGGCGCCACAGGTATGAGGATTGACGCATGACCACCGGCAACGGGCACGACGCCGAGCAGAACATGGCCCTGGCTCTGGACGAGAAGGCCACCGACCCGGCGGCTCTGGCGCGCCGCTCTGTTCAAGCCAGAACCGAGCCCATCGAGAGTCTGTCACCTTTCATCTGGTACGTCGCCACCTCGCAGGATGAAGCGCCTGCCTGGTGGACACCCTCCCGTGACCAGTATCTGCGTAAAGTTTGGCGTACCGAGCCCATGCTGGCCGGTGCCATCTACTCGGTCGAGTCCAAGCTCAAGACGCTGGGCTGGACGCTCGAAGGCCCACAGCGGCAGGTCAAACGCTACCAGGAGATGCTGAGCGAATCCGAGTTCGGCCAGGGCTGGGGTGACCTGGTGAGCAAGGTCGTGGAAGACTTGCTCACAATGGACCGCGGCGCCTTTATCGAGGTGCTGCGGGCCACGGACGGCTCCGATGGCCCTGTGCTCGGTCTGGCCCACCTCGACGCTTCTCGCTGCCTGCCCACCGGCGACTTGCAGGCGCCCGTGGTGTACTACGACTACCGCACGGGCAAGCCGCACAGGATGGGCGCGCACCAGGTGATCAGGCTAGTGAGCCAGCCTAGCCCGGACGAGTCGCTGCTTGGCGTGGGCTACTGTGCCACCTCCCGCATCCTGCGAGCCGCGCAGATCATGCGCGACATCTGGATCTACAAGCGAGAGAAACTGAGCAGCCGTCCCAGCCGGGGCATCGTCGCTGTGCGCGGCATGTCGCAGCAGCGGTTTGACGAGGCCATACGCAAGGCGCAGGAGGCAATGGACAACGAGGGCCTGACGAGGTTTGCCAAGGTCATTTCTATTGCCACGCAGGACCCCGGCGTGCCGCTGGAAATCCAGCAACTCGACTTCGCCAGTCTGCCCGACGGCTACAACGAGGAGTCGAGCATCACGCTCTATGCCTACATCCTCGCGCTGGAGCTGGGCCTGGATGCGCGGGAGCTGTGGCCAGCCACGGCCAGCGGCGCAACAAAGGCCGATGCGGAAATACAAAATCGTAAGGCTCGTGGCAAGGGCTTTGGCGATCTGACCTCTTCGATAGAGCGCGCCATCAACTGGCAAGTGTTACCCAAAAGCGTAACGTTCCGGTTCGACATGTTGGACGACGAAGAGGACAAAGCGAAGACTGAGCTGGACCGGGCCCGCATCGACAACGTGGTCAAGCTGTTCACCGTGCCCACGGGCATGACCGAGTCCGTGATTGATCGTCTGGAGGCCCGTCGTCTGCTGGCGGACGTGCAGGTATTGCCGGAAGAGTTCCTGGCCAATGAGCCGGACGTGACGCCGGACGTGGTGGCGGACGACGTGGAACGAGAGGACGGCACCGAGGAAGCAGCGGTTGTGCAGGCTGAGCCTGTGGTTGAGGAAGTCGCAGCCAAGGAGCTGCGACGGTTGTACGGTCCACCGGCCAGATACTCGTCTAAGAGCGGCCGCGTGACCGTTCTGGAGCCTCGGCACCCTTTCGCCCTGGCCGCGGCGCAAGCGGCCAAAGCCAAGGCCACTCCGAAGACTGGCGCCTCCCGTACCCGTGACGTTGCGCTACCCGACGACACCGAACAGCGGACCGAGAAGCTGGAGCGCAGCATGGAGGCCGCGGCCAGCACGGCGCTGGGCAAGGTCGAGCGGCTGCTCCTGGCTAAGGTGCGGGCCTTGCCAGAAGCACGCAAAGCGACAGGCGAGAAGGCTGTCCCGCTGGCCGACGATGACGACTTGTGGAAAGTGGTCGAGGGCCTGTTCGTAGATGCGCTGGGGCCAGAACTGACGGCAGCCGCGCAAGCAGGAGCAGCGGCCGCGGCTGAGAGTGTGCTGTCAACGGTAGCCGTCGCCGTGGACATGGCTCTTGTCAACCAGGAAGTGCTCAAGTGGTCCAAGGCGTGGAACTTCGAGCTGAGCCGTGGGCTAACGGACACGACGAGGAAGGCGCTGCGTGGGGCCATCGTGACCTGGCAGGAGACCGGGCTGGGCAAGCGCGGCCTGCCCGACCTGCTCAAGGCGCTGGAGCCGACGTTCGGCAAGTGGCGGGCACAGATGATCGGAACAACTGAGGTTACACGAGCCTTTGCAGAAGGAAGCACCCTGGCTTACAAGCAAGTGCCGGGGGCCATTGGTGAGCGATGGCGGACAGCAAAAGACGAAAAGGTCTGTGTTGCCATCTGCGTACCATTGGACGGCAAGACGACGAAGTTTGACCAGCCGTTCAGTGACTTGCTGGACAAGGACGTTGTCGCTGAGATCAAGCCGTTCTTGCGGCCGCCAGCTCACAGCCGCTGTAGGTGTCGTAATACGCTTGTCCTGTCGGCTGCTAAGGACTAAGCCTGGTATGGATTGGCACACGCCTCCACCCGCCCTGTTGTCGGCCATCCGCGCTGCCTACTGCACCGAAGCAGCGGCAGCCTTCCCGGTCGCATTCGATCGCCTGTGGCAGCGAGTGCGACAGGACGCAATGCGGCGGCCCGACGGGTTCGTTCGCCTGTTCGACCGGCATGAGGACGCACGGGAGGCCGTGGAGTTGGCGCTGGCCTTCGGAGCAGTGCCTGAGCTGGGCCTGGAGCGTGGCCCGTGGGGGCCGTGGATAGTGAAAGAGAAAGAGTAGCATGCCTGTTCGCTTTATCAGCATCAAGCCCAAGAAGCCCATCATCCTGGCGACCGGCCTGCAAGGCAAACTGGAGAGCGAACTAAACGGCTTTGTCAGCCAGGTAGAAGACAAGATGGCAAGCTATCCACCACAGCAGGCAACCAAGAGCGGGTATGTCAGGACGATGACGCTCGGGCGCTCTTGGTCTATCGTCCGTGCCCGGAAGGTGGGCGGCTCGCTGGTGGCCTCGGTGGGCTCGAACGCCAACATTGCGCCGTATGCCAAGTGGGTCGAGGGTGAGCAGCAGGCAAAAGAGATGGCCCGCCGTGGCTGGCCCCGCGTTATGGAGGTGGCGCCAACGCTGTGGAACGTGGCGAAAGGCGTTATCATAAAGCTGCTCAAGGGTGCAGGTGGATAGGCATGCTACTAACAAAGACGCCCTTGCGTATCTCGCTTGCTGGCGGTGGCACCGACCTGCCGGCGGCCTACCGGGCCATCGGTGGTGGAGCTGTCGTATCGTTTACCATCGACAAGTACGTCTACATCGCCGTCAACCCTAAGTTCGACGGCCGCGTGCGGGTGAGCCACTACGACCGCAACGAGGTAGTGGACTCGGTGGCCGACGTACAGCACGACCTAGCCCGGGCCTGCTGTCAACTGCTAGGCGTCGAACGCGGCGTCGAGATCGTCTCGGTGGCCGACATTCCGGCCGGCACCGGTTTGGGCTCGTCGTCGGCCTACACCGTCGGTGTCCTACATGCCCTCCACGTGCTCAACCGTTGCTGGCCCTCACCGGCACAGCTTGCCAGCGAGGCTTGCCAGGTAGAGATTGACGTGCTGGGCCATCCGATCGGCAAGCAGGACCAGTATGCCGCGGCCTTCGGTGGCGTACGGCAGTACACGTTCGCCGCTGACGGTTCAGTAAGCGAGGCCAGACTGGACGATGCCAAAGACACGAATGGACTCCGGCGTAGCCTGCAGTCTTGCCTGTTGCTCTTTTACCTGGGCGGTACGCGACAGGCTGACGCTATTCTGGCTTGTCAGAACGGGCGCACGGGCGAGTGCAGTGAGCACCTGCGGCACCTGCGGGCGCTGGCCCTCTACACGGCCGACTGCCTGCGACTGGGCGCTGACGCTGACCGGCTGGGCGGGCTGTTGCGTCAAGGCTGGGCAGCCAAGCAGCAGCTAGCACAGGGTATTGGTAATGGCCTGGTGGCGTCGGCCCTGGAGAGGGCGACTGCCGCGGGCGCTACCGGGGGCAAGCTCTTGGGTGCCGGTGGTACGGGCTTTCTGTTGGTGTGCTGTGCACCCGAGAAGCGTGAGGCTGTGCGGGCTGCGCTCACCGGGCTACGTGAGCTAGCCTGGCACGTCGAGTCGCGGGGTAGTGTGCTGGTGTGCAAGGAGTGAGTATGGAAAGCACCGTCATTCGGTCCACAACGCAACACCTTGTGGCCGTCTGCAATGCGCTGGAGTCTGTCAACCCGACGCTGATTGACAAGCTGGTTGCGGCAGTCCTGCACATCAGGGCAATGGGCGGCCACGTTTACCTGGTGGGCAATGGTGGCTCGGCGGCTACCGCGTCACACGCCGCCGTGGACCTGCTCAAGCTTGGCGTGCGAGCGCAGAGCTTGGCCGACTCCGGGCCCACCCTCACCATGCTCGTCAACGACTACCCGCCCGCCGAGGTGTTCAGCCGTCAGCTCGACGTTCTAGCTGAGTCTGACGACCTGCTGATCGCTATTTCGGCGTCGGGCCAGTCGGCTAACATCATGGCTGCTGTGAGGGCGGCCCGTGACGCTGGCTGCTACGTCGTCGGGCTGACAGGCAAGGCTGGTCCGTCTTCGACGATGCAGACATTGGGCAGCGCCGCTGACCTGGCAATCCTGGTTGAGTCAAACAGTTATGGCGTCGTGGAGGATGTGCATGCGGTCATGCTGCACGCTGTCGCGGCGGCCATTTACGCCGGGGACGTGGACTGATGTTCTGGTCTGAAATCGAGCAATCTATCAAGGCCCATAGCGGCGTGGCTGCCATGCTCTATCTGCCGGCAGATGTGGCTAAAAGGCTGGCGGTCAAGGGTGGCGAGAAAGCCGAAGACTTGCACCTGACGCTGGCCTTCATGGGTGACACTGCGGAGATTGGCAAAGATGCGCTTGCAAAAGCACAGCAGGCGTGCGAGGGTGTGTGCAGTAAAGCCAAGCCCGTAGCTGGTCGGATTTCGGGCTTGGGGCGATTCAACGCCTCCAAGAACTCAGACGGCAAGGATGTGCTGTACGCCAGTGTTGACAGCCCTGCTCTGACGGAGTTACGACAGGAGATGGTCAAGGCTTTGGAGGGTGCGGGTGTGCCCGCCAACACTGAGCATGGATTCATGCCGCACGTTACACTAGCCTACGTGGACCCCGATGCTGAGGCACCGATAGCCAAGCTAGCCGACATTGACGTAACGTTCGATAGTCTGACGTTGGCGATTGGCGATCAGCACCACGTCATGCCGCTGGGTGCGGCCAGCAGGAAGAAGGAGATCCCTATGGACACTCTGACCGACATCAAGGAGCTTTCGCACGAAGACCTGCACAGCGCCATTCATGCGGCGCTCAACCCGCCACGGGACATGAACATGGCCATGCCAATGATGGCGGAGACGCCGTACCGCTGGCTGAAAGCAGTCTACAAGGACCGCGTGATTGTGGAGGTAACCGGTCCTGGCCATGCCTGCCATCTGTACGAGATTTCATACTCGGTGAACAGCAAGGACGAGGTGACGCTGGGCGAGCCGGTCGAGGTGGAGATGGTTTACCAGCCCAAGGCAGGCATGAAAGAGCGGGACGCAGATGACAGCAAGGCCGAATGGTCCACCGCCATGATGAACGATTTGCCTGACAGCGCGTTCCTGTACGTCGAGTCTGGCGACAAGGACGAAGAGGGCAAGACGACGCCACGCAGCAAGCGGCACTTTCCGTACAAGGACGCCAACGGCAAGGTGGATCTGCCGCATTTGCGGAACGCCATCGCACGCATCCCGCAGTCCAATGCGCCGGGCCTAGATGAGGCGAAGAAGAACAGTCTGCAGGAGCGAGCACGCAAACTACTGGCAAGTGCTCAGGGCGAAGGCGGCCAGAAGGAGGGCAAACGCATGATGTCGCGCATGCGGGAAAAGCTCAAGGCCATGCTGGACGCCATGCAAGACGTGATGAAGTGGGCGAACTACGAAGACGGTGAGCACGAAGACATGGACGATAGCGGTAAGGCTCTACTGCCGGACTTCGCCGGCCATGCGCAAAGCTTCAAAGTCTATCGCGACAAAGCCGACGCGGCTCGCTGGGTGAGCTGGACGACGAACGGCTTTGCGGACAAAGAAGCGGAGATTTTCACGACCAAAAGCCTGGAAGAGGAGGTCAGTCGGTCCGACAAAGAGTGGCCAGCCGAGAACCGCCAGCTTTGGTTCTGGCATGTGCCCGGCAGCGACTTTGGCCAGGCCGACTGGCGCGGTGTCGTGGGCCGTATTCTGGTGGAGTCGGGCACGTTCGACAAGACGCCACGGGGTGAGAAGGCCCTGGCCTATTTCCTGGCCCACTCGGAAGAGGATCTAAAGATGAGCCATGGGTATCGCTATCGCAAGGACGACAGAGCGGATGGTGTGTACGAGTGGCTAGAGATAGTCGAACGTTCGGTGTTACCGGGGGCGGCCGCCGCCAACCCCTGGACGCAATTTTCGGCCAAGGAGGTCAACATGCCGCTGGACGAAACCAAGCGGAAGGCTCTGGAAAACGTTTTCGGAGCGGACGAGGCGGCCGCCATTATCGCGGCCGCGGAGCAGAAGACGAAGGAACTTGAGGATCGAGGAGTAGCTTTCAAGGAGGGTAGCGAGGGCGCTCCGGCCCAAAAGGACTCACCTGCTGTAGACGTGAAGGCCCTCGCGGAAGCCTTCGCCAGCAGCCCGCTGATGGTGGAGTTGGCCGCGTCCAACAAGGCCATTGGCGAGCAACTGACTGGCCTGTCCACAACGCAGAAGGCGACGGACACCAGGCTGACGGCGCTAGAGGCCAGGCTAGCCAAGGTCGAGGTCGGCCATGCTGAGTCGGTCAAGGCCGCTGTGCTGGACCTGCCGCGTATGGCCTTCTACCGGCCGACGCAGGACGCCAAGACCGTAGTTGACCCGGAGTCGGAAGAGGGCAAGAAGCTGCTTGAGGCCAACGCCGGGCCGGTGGACCAGAACCCGAACTACCCGCTGAATCGCCCGATCAATCAGGTGCCACGGTAGGTGCCAGCCTGACAGACAGCGTGTCTGTGGAGTAGCTGGGAGCGAGGAGCGAGCCAAATTAAGTAACGGAGGCTCCTCTACATGACCATCCAGCTTGATCCAAGAGTTTTTGCTGACGCCTTCGCCAACGCTCTGATCCTGGCGCAAAGCCGTCAGACGTTTGGCACTGGCGTCAAAGAGGTCACGCCCGGCACGCCGACGGGCAACCTGATGTACGGCTCGCCCTACCCTGGCGTGACGGGCGGCTTCTTCGGTGTCTGCGGCCTGGACCAGACGCTCATCAACGCTTCAGTCGGGCCGCGTGGCCTGGAGTCCCTGCTGCCCTCGTTCGGCACGGACATCACCAATCCGGAGTTTGCCATTCTGACCGGCTTCGAGCAGGTCAGCGGGCAGAGTGAGCCGAGCGGCGGCTGTTCGGACTGCATCATCGGCGAGTCCGAGGGCTGCATCCTGACGGCACAGTTCGGCAAAATCTGCCGCGGCACCAAAGAGCTCAGCCTGACCGAGATCAACACCCGCCGCACGCCGGGCGAGACGCGTCTGCGTATGATGGGCTCGATCACCGGCCCTGACGGCTCGCCCATCCCCGGCGCGGGACACGGCACACTCATCACCAATGAGATCGAGTGGGCGGCTGTCGAAGCTGCGGTGATGATGCAGCGAGTGTTCCAGCAGATGATCTTTCAAGGCAACCCGACGCGCAACGTCGGCCAGGGCTACTGGGAGTTCCCGGGGTTCGACATCCTGATCGGGACGGGCAAGGTGGACGCGCACACCAACGTAGCCTGCGCCGCCGCTGATTCGGACATCAAGAACTTCAACTACGGCAACGTGGCCAGCGCATCGGGCCCGGACATCATCGAGGTCGTAGCGATGATGGAGGCGTACCTGTACCACAACGCCAGCCGCATGGGCCTGGACCCGGCGCGCTGGATACTGGCCATGCGGCCGGAACTGTGGTACTCGTTGACCGAGGTCTGGGCCTGCCGGTATATGACCTATCGCTGCAACGTCAACTCCAGTGCGACGCCGTTCGTTGACACCGGCGAGACGATCAAGCTGCGTGACAGCATGCGGGCGGGCATGTATCTGATGGTCAACGGCCGGCAGCTTCAGGTGGTGTTGGATGATGGCATTTTCGAGAACAACAATGCCAACAACGCCAACCTGCAGCCGGGTCAGTACGCGTCCGACATCTACTTCATCCCGCTGTCGGCGCACGGCACGCCCGTGACCTACTTCGAGTACCAGGACTTCCGCAAGACCCTCGCCGGTGTGCGAATGGAGAACGAAAGCCTGAACTCGCGGGTGTGGGTCACGGACAACGGCCGCTTTCTGGTGGACCGCACGTTCACCGGCCGCTGCTTCCACGACAACGTGACCATGAAGCCGCGGCTCATCCTGCGGACTCCGCAGTTGGCGGGGCGAGTACAGAACATCATGTACGCGCCGCTGCAGCACTTCCGCAGCCCGTTTGACACCCAGATCACCGGCGGAACCGATCCGTACTTCGTGAAGGGCGGCACCTCGACGCGGTCGCCTGGCACGCTGTACAGTGAGTGGGACTAGCAGATAGCTAGCCTGGTAGTTAGTGGGAGAGAGGTTATCCCTCTCTCCCACTTAAAGAGAAGCGAGTAAAAGCATGGTGCAGCAGATAGTGACGGAAGAGGCTCATCTGCTCTGCAAGGTTTTCTACGATACGGGCAGCGAGCGGCTGGGCGTAGAGGCCGTGCGGGTTAGAAGCAAAGAGGACATCGAAGAGACGGCTGAGCAGTTCATCGTGCACGGCCTGGACGGCGACGCCATCTGGCCGCGAGCCAAAGTCGTCTTCTACAAGCTGCAGCAGGAGCGAGGAGAAAAGAGGAGATGAGCAGATTCGTAGTGGTTGAGTATGAAGCTACGCCAACCAGTGGCGGCAGCAATCGCAAGAAGGTAGAGATCGCACCCAGCGGCGAGTACGTGCGTTACGGCGAGGGCATGGTTTTCGTCGAGGGCCTACGGGAGCGGGTTATCGTCCCGTTGTCCCGTCTGCTGGTAATGACTGTCGAGAAAGAGGCGGTGGCAGGGGGCAACAACCATGGCTGATAGCGAAAGGGCCAGCCGCTTTCATTTGGTAGTAACGTTTATGGATGGTATCCCCTACCAGGAGCATCTTGAGACTTACGAGTTACGCCAAAGGGCCGTTATTTGCTGGACTTACGACAATGATCTGCTTTCGGTGACTAGCAACGACCAGGTCTTTGTCATACCTCTTAATCGCCTGATTAGTCTAAGGTACGCAAAAGAATTGGACGAGCAAGAGGAGGGGACCAACGATGGTTGACGCTAAGCTGTTGCACCTGAACCCCGGCAACCGCCTTGAAGGGCACGTACTGATCACGGGTGGCACGGGCTCGCTTGGTCAAGCCATCGTGCGCCGTGCTCGGCGTGAGGACTGGCCGTGCAAGATTACCGTCTTCTCAAGAGACGAGGTCAAGCAAGGCCAGATGAAGGCCCGGCACCCTAAGTGCCGCTATGTTCTGGGTGACGTGCGCGACCTGGACGCGCTGCTGTTGGCCTGCCAGGGACAGGACATAGTGATTCACGCCGGGGCGCTCAAGGTTGTGCCCAGCGCCGAAGCTAACGCACACGAAACCGTCAAGACCAACGTCTGCGGCTCCTGTAACGTAGCAATGGCCGCCGTGCGCTGTGGCGTCAAGCAAGTGGTTGGCATCTCGACTGACAAGGCAGCGAAACCTATCAATTGTTATGGTAAGTCAAAGGCTATCATGGAATCGGTGTTCGTGCAGGCAAACACCTGGGGGCAGACGAAGTTTCACCTGACGCGCTACGGCAATGTGATCGGCTCTCGTGGCTCAATCATCCCGCTGTTCCAGCGGCAGGCCGCGGCCGGCGGACCGCTGACGGTGACGGACCGCCGCATGAACCGTTTTTGGCTGACGCTCATGGACGCCGTGGACCTGATCCTTTGTGCGCTGGCGACGCTGGCCGGCGTGATCGTGGTGCCGAAGTGCCCGACCATGAAGGTCGACGTGCTGGCGGAGGCGGTGTGGGAGATGCATGTGCCTGGCAATGCCTTTGACATGATTCCCTGCGGCGTTAACGATCGCGGTGTCAACAGTTTCAAGCAGCCGGATATGCGCCCGCCCATCGAGGACATCGGCATCCGGCCCGGCGAGAAACTAGAGGAGCATCTGCTACACTCGGGTGAGGCCCTGCACGCTGAAGCGTTGCCGGATGACAGCGGGTTCTGGATCTTCCCGCCTGATGCGGGCTCTGGCCATTTACCGGACGGCTTCGAGTACAGGACCGACACCGCGAGGGTGCAACTGAGCATACCGGCCATGCAGGCGGCCATTAGAGAGAGCGAGGAGGAGGAGCGGGAATGATCAACGTTCCTGTGCAGGTGCGCGAGTGTACCTGCGGTTGCAACGGGCAGGAGACAACGCCCGCGAGCACCTACGAGCGGTGTTGCAGTGTGGACGGCAAGGCAATGGCCTATGCCCGTAAGCCCCCGGGCAGCGACCTGATCTTGGGTTTGCTGCCCCTTGCCGATGGCTCGAAGGATGTCGTGACCTGGCAAGCCTGCATCTTCGATTTAGAAGTGCCCGGCGCACTGCTGCAGGAGAGCTTCCGTGTACTCCGCCCCGGCGGGCGCCTTGAGTGCTGCCTGCTACCGACAGCGGAGGGCCGTGGCGTGCGAGTCGAGTGGCTGTACCACTGGCTCGCGGACCTGAACAGCTTCGGGCTGCATCAGTGGTCAGACGGGCGGGTAACGGTGTGGGCCGTGAACACGCCAGCGCCACAGGAGCGGGTGGGGCCGTGGCGATAACGGAGAATGTGCTTACACTCGCCAAGGTCGAAGAGGCGATAGGCTACATAGAGGAGGCCCATAAGATCCATGCTGAATGGATTAGCTACCTGACAGACTATCCCGAAGCGGCGGCGACCCCATGCACACAGGTTGATGTGGCTGGCGACAGTGTTCACCATCAGCAATGGAATCAGAAGTATGACATGGTACTGGCCGTTCTGCGGGCAGTCAAGGCAGGGCTGCATGACTGACGCCTGGCCGCAAGTCTCCGTTTTGCTCGTCACCTACAAGCGGCAGGAGCTGGCGCTGCGTACGCTCCGTGGTGTAGCCAAACAGTTGGAGTACCCTGGCGCGCTACACTATCACATCGCTGACGATGGGTCCGGTGGCGACCACATCGAACGCTTGGTGGCCGCAGCATGGCAGGACCCGCGCACTTCGGAGGTGACCTGGACTGATACCATGCGTGCGGGTGTCGGCCGTTCAATGAATCTGGGGCAGGCAGAATGCTGGCAGCGGTCGGACTTCGTGCTGTGGCTGGAGGACGACTGGGAGCTGCAGGCGCAGCTCAACCTGCGGGCATGTGTGCGTGTGCTGGAAGAGTGCCAGGATTGCGGTATGATCCGGCTAGGGTATCTGCAGACCGGAATGACAGGCACCTTGCGAGCAGGCGCGGGTGAGTTATGGTGGCGACTCTCCTGGGATAGCGATGACAACTACATCTTTACTGGCCATGCCAGCCTACGGCACCGCCGGTTTGCCGACGCCTATGGACGCTACGGGGAGGGCTTGGCACCAGGGGCAACCGAAGCCGATCTTGCCTATCGCATACGCATGGCCAGAGGCCCGGTAATTCTCTGGCCTGGCTGGGTTGGCTGCTGGGGACCGTTCGGCCACATCGGCGGCGTCAGTCTGGGCGACCTCATGCCCGGCCAGGATTGGCAAGAACAGGAAACACGCCAGATCAGTACGGCCGGTATTGGCCTGGCGCCAGAAGAGAGAGCAGGAGAAGTGTAGATGATGAAACGAACCGTTCCACGCGTGCAGCCGACGCAGCCTGACGCCTGGCGGCAGAATGGTGGTCTCTGGCCGCTAGGCGTGCCCGTCTCGCAGTCCTGGTTAGAGATCGGTGCCGTACTGATGACAATACAGCAGCACCAGGTCGTGCGGGTAGTGGAGGTGGGCACACACCGCGGCGGGCTGGCCAGCATACTGGCTGCACGAGCCATGTTCTCCTGGACGCCTTTCGAGGTGTTGACAGTAGAGATCAACGCGGCCCTACTTGACCCCAAGACCCGCGTCGACCTGGCGAGTGTGCCGGGCTTGGCGCTACGCCTGGTGGACTGCTTTGGCGACGCTTTCCTGGCAGAGGCCCGCGAGTTTGTTGCCCGGCCGGGGCTGACGCTAGTCTACTGTGACGGTGGCGACAAGCCGCGAGAGGTGCTGACGTTTGCGCCGCTGCTCAAGCCCGGCGACCTGATTGCCGCGCACGACTACGCGCCGGGCGCGCCTGAGCATGGGCCAGGTGCGGAGATCACGGATGCCGATCTGGTCGGGCTGGGCCCGGATTTCCAGCGTCTTCAGCCGTGGTGGCTGGAGGGCTGTAGCATCTGCCTGCTGGCCAGGCAATAGAGGAGCGAGAAGATTGAAGAAAGTTTGGATTGTCCCGCAATTCAAGCAGCCGGACGTCGCTGACGGCGGCATTAGAAGAGTTTCTGAGGCCCAAGTCAAGCACCTGCCGGCCTACGGCTGGGAAGTTACTGAAGACCCGTACGCGGCCGACGTGCTGAACTGTCATGCGGGCAACTATGCCGACCTGCACATTAACAAGCCGTGGGTGGCCTCCTCGCATGGCCTCTACTGGACCGCTGAAATGGAGTTCGGCGACTGGGCCCGGCCGGCCAATGCGCACGTACTGGTCAACCTGCGGCGGGCCGATCTGCTGACAGCGCCGAGTGAGTGGGTGGCCGCGTCCATGCGTCGCGGACTCTGTAGCCCCGTGACCGTGATCGGCCACGGCATTGACCCTGACGAGTGGGAGCCGGGCGAGAGTCAGGGTTACGTCCTGTGGAACAAGGCCAGGGCCGACGTCGTGTGCGACCCCCGCGAGATGAACCGGTTAGCGGCCATGGAGCCGGGTGTCGTGTTCATCTCGACGTTTGGCGAGCCCCGCAACAACGTCGAGATCACTGGTCAGATGCCGTACCCGCGCATGCAGGAGCTTGTGCGGAATGCTGGCGTCTACCTGTGCCTGGCTCGCGAGACCTTCGGCATTGGCACCCTGGAAGCGATGGCCGCCGCCGTCCCCGTTCTAGGCTGGGCGCATGGCGGGCAACTGGACATTCTCAAGCATGGTGAGCACGGCTGGCTAGCCAAGCCGGGCGACTATGAATCGCTGCATCAGGGCTTGCGTTATTGCCTGGACAACCGTGCTGAGCTGGGCGCCGCGGCCCGTGAGCACGTCCTGGAGCACTACAAGTGGGCGGACGTGATCGGCCAGTATGCTGCGGTGTACGAACGGGCACTGAGCGAGTGGGAGACGCAGCGCCGCCAGCCGCGCACCTCGGTTGTTGTCACCTGCTACAACCTGGCGCAGTACCTGCCCGAGTGCCTGGACTCGATCCTGGCGCAGCAGGACGCTGACTGGGAGTGCCTTATCGTAGACGACTGTTCGCCCGACAACACGGCTGAGGTGGCTCAGCAGTATGTGGCACGGGACCCACGCATCCGTTATGTGCGTACGCCGAGCAACCTGTATCTGGCCGGGGCGCGCAACTACGGCATTCGAGCCAGCACGGGACGCTACATCCTGCCGTTGGACGCCGATGACATGCTAACGCCTACGGCGCTGCAGACGCTGGCCGACGGGCTGGACAAGGACCGCAGGGCGGACATCGCCTACGGCCACATGGAGTACTTTCAGGATGCGCCGCTTGGGCAGCGGCAGATGCAGCGCGGCGGCTGGCCTGAAGCGTTCCGCATGGAACGGCAGATGCGGCAGTTCAATCAACTGCCCTACTCCAGCATGTACCGGCGGCGCGTCTGGGAGCGAGTGGGCGGCTACCGTGAGCACATCCGCACGGCCGAGGACGCCGATTTCTGGTGCCGTGTCACCTCGTACGGCTTCCGGCCAGCCAAAGTCACGGAGGCGCCCTACCTGGTCAAGCGCGAGCGCCAGGACAGCATGGGCCGTGTCGAGCCCGTGTCGCGGGACTGGACAGAGTGGTTCCCCTGGGCACGCGACAAGCTTGTTGCGCCCTATGGTGCTCTGGCTCCCTCAACCGAGAAGGTGGACAGGTTCAGCTACCTGGTGCGCTCCCACGCCAACCCAGTCGTCTCCGTTGTCATTCCGGTAGGGCCCGGGCACGAACAGCGCGTGATCAAGGCCATTGATTCGGTAGTGGCGCAGACAGAGCCCGACTGGGAATGCGTGGTTGTGGACGACACAGGCAAGGACTTGACGCTGCCCGGCTTCCCGTTTGCCCGGCTGGTCAGGACGGAGCATGCGGCCAGCGGCGCCGGAGCGGCTCGCAACGCTGGAGTGGTGGCCAGCAAGGGGCAGTTCCTGGTGTTTTTGGACGCCGACGACTGGCTGCACCCGGAGTTCGTACGCAAGGCCCTCTCAGTGTGGCGACAGGGGCAGAGCGACCGGCACGAGGTCAAGGAGTACGTCTTCACCGACTTTATGAAGCGCGAGGGTGACAAGAGAGTCCGTCATCATTGCCCTGACATCAATGGCGAGGATAACCTACGCCATTCTCATCATCCAGTAACCACTCTGCTACCACGGGACGCCTGGCTGTTGGTGGGCGGCTTCGACGAGGCCATGCCTGGCTGGGAAGATTGGGATTTCTACATTGCTGTTTGCGCTGCGGGCTGGTGCCCCGTGCATCTGGCAGAGCCACTTGTTCAGTATGACATGTGGAGTGGCGAGCGGCGGGACACTTCCCTTGTCAATCACTTCGAGCAACTAAAGCAACACATTCTCGCCAAGTGGGCCGACTATCACTCAGGAGCGAAGAAGATGGCATGCGGAGCGTGCAACAAGAAGACACGGGCGGCAACCGTACCGGCGCCCACGACGAACCAGGTGCAGGCCAGCGCACCGGCAAACGGAAACGGCGCTGTGTCCGCTGAGTTTGTCGAAAGCCTGGTGATGGTGGAGTACCTGAGCCTGAACCGTGGCGCTCATCACATTTACGGCCCGGCGACGCACACGTTCTATGGGCGGCGGGGCGGTGGCGACCGCTTCATGGTTCATCCGGCCGACCTGGCGGCGGCACCTAACTGGTTCAGGCGTGCTTGACGTGCCTGACCTATTCCTGTTCTTGCTGGGCGTGCTGTCCGTCTACCGTCTGGCGGTGCTGATCGCCATAGACGATGGCCCCGGCGACTGGTGTGTGGCCCTTCGTACCTGGCTGGGCGCCTACGAGTACCGTGAGGACCCGACGCCGCGGTTGCCGGGCGCGTCTGCACAATGGCGAGCACGTAGCAACCTGGGGCGGGCCATCAGTTGCCCGCGCTGCCTGAGCATGTGGGTGGCGATTCCGGTTGCCCTGCTCCTTTTCTGGCATACCGGCCTGGCAATACTGGTTGTCTGGCTCGCGCTCAGTGGAGGCGCAATCTGGTTGTGGGAGGTGACTAACCGTGAGTGAGTCAATTCAGGGTGGGCCAATCACTAAGATCCTGCACTACTGGTGGGACAATCTACAGGGCGAGGCACGCCGCGTCTGTCAGAGCGAGCCGCTGCCTGTCCAGTTGCAGGCAAGCAGCCAGGTAGTCGGCACCGTCACAGCCAACCAGGGCACGGCGAATGCGACACCATGGCCCACCACGGACGCTGGCCCAAGTTGGACATCTGTTCGTCAGCTAACGACCTCTGCCGACATGACCGGCGCTGCCGACCTGACGGCTGCACCTACGGCAGGCCAGAAGATTGTCATTGACGACGTGATTGCTTCTTCGGACACGGCACTCTACATCTCGTTTGTGGAAGAGACCAGCGGCACCGAGATATTCCGGTTGTACCTGGCTGCCAATGGCACGGCACAGGTGACGACACGGGGGAAGCTCAAGCTCGACACTGCAGATAAGAAGCTGAGAGGGGACGCCTCGCTGGCGGGTAATGTGGCGTTAACAGTACTCTACCACAGTGAGGCCTGACAATGCCAGCACCAGTTGCCGCTTTCCGCCCCAAAATGGCTACCCCAGCGTCGATCGTCTACGGCCTGACCTGGGACGAGTCCGCCGACACCTACGCACGCACCGGCTCTACGGTGGGCCAGGCTACCGGTGCCAGCCCTGGTAACGCCTGGCTGCCCATCCAAGCCCTGATGCGCCGCTGTGTCATCAATGACGCGGGCGTAGTGCAGTACTACCTGAGTGCAACAGACTCGACGCTTAAGGCGGACGGCGTGACGCCCTCTGTGCTCGACGGCACGGACGGCCAGGTTATGGTCGAGATTCCTGCTTTCTGGTATCGCCACGCCTACGCCGGCACTACGCACACCTGGGAGATTGCCACTGGTCCTGCGTCCGGCTTCTCCCTGCATCCAGCCTTTATGTCTGGTAGTACGGTGTACTCCCGTGTGTTCGTTGGCGCCTACGAAGCGGTACTCTACGACGTTTCGGCGGCCATCTACGCCAACGGCATCTATCAGACAGCCTGGTCCTGCACGTTTGCTGCAGCCGACAAGAGCATTACCGCCAACAGCAGGACGAACCCGTTTAGCGGGCTGGCCGTGGGCGATAAGCTGGTCATCTCGGGTACGGTGTCCAACAACGGCACCTTCACCGTCGCTTCGTTGGTCTCAGCCACCAAGATTACGACAACTGAGGCGCTGGTTAACGAGACGGCAGCGGCAACTGTCGTCGAGACACAGAAGAACTGGACGGCCACAACGGGCGACAAGCTGGCCTCGGTGGCTGGAAAGCGGCCTATCACTTATGGCACGAGGGCCGAGTTCCGCATCGCGGCTGCAAACCGTGGCACTGGCTGGACTCAGGAGCTGTACGACATTCGCAGCGCCGTACAGTTGCTGTACCTGGTGGAGTACGCTTCGTTTTATTCCCAATCCGTAATAGGCGCTGGCATCAGCAACGTTGGCGACTGGCCTGCCTACAACGACTACAACCCGATTGCTCCCACCGGTAACTCTAACCCGGCGGGCAATGCTACGGCCAACACGGGCGGAGCGGCGACCGCGGCAGCCGAAGTTACCAAGCACATGACTTACCGAGGCATCGAGAACTGGTACGGCCATATCTGGTCCTGGCTGGATGGCATCAACACAAACAACAACCGCTCCTACGTCTGCAATGTCGCCGCTTCACTGGCCGACGATACCACGACAGGCTATACGGACATTGGCGTCAACAACCATAACAGCAACGGCTACCAGGCCACGCTGCTGAACATCGCTCGTGGCTTCCTACCTGCGTCCGTGGCTGGCGGGTCGAGCAGCACCAAAGTAACCGACTACTACTGGCAGGCTGCTGGCTGGCTGGTCGCCGCGTCGGGGGGTTACGCGAATAGTGGTGAGTATGTCGGCGCCTTCTGCCTCAATCTGAGTTCTGGCGCTGGCATTCGTTATCGGTTTATCGGCGGGCGGGCGGTTTTCCGTGGATGAAGGGAGGTTAGCTCAGCAAGGTTCCGTGCTGCTTACTGGCTAGCAGGTCGCCAATTCAGGAGGTATTGTCATGAAATATGGTAACGCTGACGAGTACCCAGCACAGTTCGTCTCGACCCGTAACCTGCTGCAATTCAGGTTCAACGTCCATGCAGTCAGCCGTGTAGACCTGGACGACAAGCCACATGCCAGTTATGACTATGATTATGTGGAGGTGGTGGACAAGACCGACCTGGCTGACCTGAAGGATACCATCGTCTCGGAGTCCTACTCCACGGGCAACTTGACGCTGGCCCGGGAGCCCGAGCTGGCCCTAATCAAGGCCCGGCTGGCCACGGTAGAGCAGGCCAAGGCGGGGACGGCGGAGTATGACCGACTACAGGCTTACAAGGCTGAGGCGGAGAGTATTGTGGCGACGGTAACTAAAGAGGCAGTAAAGGTGAGCAGGTGAGCCTGGCAGCCAACCTGGCAGAAGAGGTAGGATAGCATGCAACTTTACAAGCCTGATAGGATAACATTATGAGCCGTGCCAGCATCATCACCTTGCTGTCTCTGGACCGCTGGGCAAACATTCTCGGCTTGAATCCTTGGCACTTTGCCCAGTCTGTCAACGCCAGCTACCCCGCGGGCGAGTGCGACGATCTGCTTTTCCAGTGGGACTGGATAGCGAGCGACAAGACCAGCAGGGAGACTATCGCCAATGCCATCGCGCAGGCCGAAGCGGACATTGCGCAGGGCCTGGGCTACTGGCCCGCGCCCAAGTATTTCGCCGCCGAAGAGCACGAGTATGCACGCTACCACGCCCGCGAGCTGTATGGCTGGATCAGGCAGCCACGGGGCGATGCCATTAGCGCCCAGCTCAAGTGGGGCAAGGTACAGGACCTGGGCGTGGAATCCAAGTCCCTGATCCTGGCCGACCGTGTGGTTACGGTGGCCAGCGGCACGGCGACTGTAACCTGTGCCACCACGGTGACGGAACCAACAGAGATCGCCGTCTACTTCCGGGTAGTTGATGGTGCCGATGCCGCGGCCAGTGAGACCTATAGGATACATGGCGGGCACAAGCCGCTGACCATCAGTATTTCGGGTGGCACAGCCACTATCAGCGGCCCGGCCTACCTGTTCCTCAAGCCGACGTTGCAGGAAGAGGACGACGAGATCGATGCTGACGCTGCCGCTTCCTACGTGACACACGTGGACGTGTACCGGCGGCGCACGGTCAACTCGACTGTCGCTACCCTCGTCTGGCGCGGCGCCGAGGTGTGTGGCGACGAAGCGTGCGCGGAAGAGACACAGGTGGCCTGCGGCACGATTCGCCAGGCCGACCTGGGTATTGTGGCGCCCTGGCCCGCAACCTACGATAGCGACACGGAAGAGTACACGGCGGCCAGTCTGGATAAGGCCCGGCCGCCCAACGCTGTCCGCGTATCCTACCTCGCTGGCGAGCCGTTGGGTGCCGACGGCGAGATGGCCGACTATTGGGCCAGAGCCGTAGCCTACTACGCCGCCAGTCTGCTAGACCGCCCGCTGTGCGCCTGCGCCACGGCCAAAGCAAAGCTCGACCGCTGGCAGGAAGACCTGGCCCTGAACCTGAGCACACAGTCCGGAGCACGGAGCTTCCAACTGGACGACATCGCCAAGAGCTGCCCCTTCGGCACACGTCGCGGCGCCGTCTTTGCCTGGCAGCGAGTTAGAGAGAGACAGGTCGGCAGAGGAGGGATACTGTAGCGTGAAAAGTGTAGAGTGGCTGGACGATGATGGCTGCCTGCAGCGGGCACTGCTGCCGGACAATGTGCCCGATGAGCAGGCGCCGGCCGGTATTCCTGTCGGCGTAGAAATAGAGCTAGGCGTGAGTGAGCAGGAGCAGACGCGGTGTCGTCTCCAGAATGAGCTGCGGCGGCGGGGACTCTGGACGGCGGCCGACATACGGCGGCGCAAGGGCGCCGTGGCGAGCGAGGTGTTTGCGGCCCTTCAGGCTGCGCTGAGAGTAGATGTAGCGAGCATTCTCAATCAGTACGCTCTGGCCGAAAAGGCGGCCAGCCAACGAAAGGAGCAACCCAATGGCTGACGAACAGTTCTATCAGCGTGGCGATGGCCGCCTGTTCATTCAGAAGTTCGGCCCAAGGCCGGACCAGGCGGTACAGTATCGCGGCTGCGCCAGCATGGGCGGCTTTACGGAGCCGCGGGGCGATAAGACGCCTGTCTGGTGCCCGGACCCGAACGTGCGACGCAAGTACATCAAGGTTGACCAGATTAAGGGTGCACCAGAGAACCCGACGGCGTCGATCATGATGCGGCTGGCCAGTCTCAACTTCCTGCGCAAGCTCACTTGCGCCTTCGACGCCTACGTGCCCTACGGCCGCTGCAAGAACCCGCAGGACCTGGTGCGCGGCTGGTCGAAGATCCTGCACTTCAATGGTGCCGACATCACGAACATCGGCAGCGAGAACCTGCTGAGCCTGGAGCCTGGTGACGAGGGCATGATGCTGCTGACGCACGACATCACGGCCGAGGCCATCTACGAGATCGATCCGCTGAGCTTCGCCTTGGCTGGTGGTGTGGACATCACGACGGAGATCGCCAAGGTCCTGGTCTGCGACGCCGTATCGTGCGGCGAGTGCGAGGATGTGTCGGAGGGCGGCGAGAAAATCTACCTGATCGCCCGGGCCCCCGGCGCAGGCAGCCCGGCCATCCTGCCGGAGCTAGTCTACACGGAGGACGGTGGCGCATCCTGGCTCAACCAGTACATCGACACCCTGGCTGCAGCGCAGCAGCCGGACGACGGCGCCTGTGTGGGCGACTACATCGTCGTGGTGAGCGACGACATTGCCAGCCTGCACTACGCCGACAAGGACGACCTGGATACCTGGACTGAGGTCGCAACCGGGTTCGTGGCAGGTGGCGAGCCAGTGGCCATCTATGCCCCCGACCCCTCGCACGTGTACATCGTCGGCCTGGGTGGCTACGTCTACCTGAGCACGGACATCACCGCGGGCGTGTCAGTGCTCGACGCTGGCGTGGCGACGGCACAGAACCTCAATGCCGTACACGGGATAGGCTCACAGTTCATCGTAGCGGTGGGCCAGGCCAATGCCGTGATCTACAGCGACGACGGCGGCGCCACCTTCCAGTCCGTTACGGGCCCGGCCGCGGGTGTGCACCTGCTGACCGTGTGGTGTGTCAACGAAGACATGTGGTGGGTCGGCACCGACAACAGCGGCCGCCTGTACTACACCAAGGATCGCGGGCAGACGTGGACTGAGAAGACGCATCCTGATAGCACGACCGGAGGAGACATCACGGACATCCGCTTTACGGAAGACCCGGCGGTCGGCTACTTCGCCTTCAATACGATGACGCCCGCCGGGCGACTGTATCGCACGATTGACGGCGGTAGCTCCTGGTATCGATTACCAGAAGCAACGGGCGTGAGCATCCCGGCCAACGACCGGCTGAACAGTATCGCCATCGTAGGCGTGAACGAGCTGTGGGCAGTCGGCCTGGGCGACAACGCCGCCGACGGTGTAGCCATCCACGGCGTTGGCTACGAGTAACAGCAAAAGGGCAAGGGACCGGGGATTACCCCGGTCCCTCAGCAGCAGAAGGAGTGAGCAGCAGATGGTTACCGAGACCAGCGAGAAGATCACGGAGCTAGTAGACCAGGATGGCCAGGATGATTATGTCGTCCTGTCTGGCGGCCAGCGGCTGCGCTTGCAAGGCGTGCCAATGACCCTCGTTCAGAAACTTAACGACCTGTACCCCCAGCCGCCCGCGCCCTGGGTGGAGGTGGAGATTGACGGTCAGAAGACGCGCGAGCCCAACCCCAACGATCCGGACTGGCTCGCGGCCTGCGATACGCAGCGGGAAGCGAAGAACGCGGCCAGCGTGGACCTGGCCCTCGTGAAAGGCGTGATCGTGGACGTGCCCCCCGGTGATGGCTGGCTGGAAGATATGGACACGCTGGGCCTGGCGCGGCCGGACGTTTCTAGTAACAGCAAGCGGCGCCTGGCCTACCTGCGGCATGAGCTACTGAAAACGGCCGCCGACCTGACCAGGGTTGTGCAGGCCGTCTACCGTCTGACCACAGTGACCGAGGAGGCCATTGCCGCCGCGGCGAGCCAGTTTCGGCGTGAGATACAGGGGAGCTAACATCGAACGCATGTACGTGCCCGCTAGTGGCATTGCTTACGCTCTGGAGTACGAGGTGACACGGGCCGCCATTCGGGTGGGTGTGCCGCCTTCACAATTCGAGACGTGGGCCATTCCCGACCAGGCGCGCGTCATTGCCCAAATCAGGGCCGAGAATCGCATCGAAGGCGTGTTGTCGCACGAGACAACCAAGCCTGCACGTAAACGAGGATAGAGGACTGTTGACCGGATGACCATGCAGCCTGTCGGCCTAACAGTAAAGATTGAAGGACTGAGCGCCTTCGAGGCTGCCGCGCGCAAAGTCAACCAGCACGGCAAGGACCTGGGCGAGCAGTTCGACAAGACGGCGCAGCACAGCGAGGGCATGGCCACCAAGATCGGTCATGCCTTTACGAATGTCGGCAAGGTAGTGGCCATCGGTGCCGCCGCGGCCACGGCGGCCTTCGCGGCGGTAGGCGTGGCCAGCATCAGCGCAGCGGCCAACTTCGAGAGCACGATCAGCAGCATCAAGGCCGTGTCTGGTGCCACGGCTACCGAGATAGAGCAGGTTAGCAAGCTGGCCCTGCAACTTGGTAAAGATACCTCGTTCAGCGCGAGCCAGGCCGCCGCCGGTATCGAGGAATTGATCAAGGGCGGCATCTCCATTCCGGACGTCATGAACGGCGCGGCTGAGGCGATGCTCAACCTGGCCGCGGCTGGTGGCGTATCGCTGCCCGATGCAGCCGAGATCGCCAGCAATGCCCTGGCCATGTTCAACCTCAAGGGCGCGGACATGGCGCACGTGGCCGACCTGATCGCCGGTGCGGCGAACGCTTCTTCCCTCTCCGTTTCTGACTTCAAGTTCTCTCTGGCCGCTTCGGGCGCTGTGGCTGCGGCGTCCGGCCAGAACTTCGACGACCTGGCTCAAGCTATCGCTGTCCTGGGGCAAGCTGGTCTGCGCGGCTCAGATGCGGGAACCAGCCTCAAGACCTTTCTCATGAACTTGCAGCCTACAACCAAGAAAGCCACTGAGACCATGCGCGAGCTGGGCCTGGTGGTAACTCAGAGCGAAGTGATCTACCAAGACCTGGTGGCTCGTGGCGTCTCCCCAGCCATTGCCGCCCTTGAGGACAACGAGGAACAGCTCAAGAAAATGGTGACTGGCTGGGACGGCAAGAAGAAGATGACGCAGGACCAGCAGGATACCTGGGCAAAGTACGCGCAGAAGGTCGGTATCACCACTAACGCCTTCATCGACGCCGAGGGCAAATTCAAGAGCATGACCGAGATCTCGGGTATCTTGCAGAAGGCAACCGAGGGCCTGACGGACGCCGAGAAGATGATGGCTCTCGAAGTCATCTTTGGCTCGGACGCCATTCGCGCCGCGGCCATCTTCGCCAAGGCCGGCGAGAAGGGCTTCACCGACATGGCCGCCAGCATGGGCAAGGTCACGGCCGCGAGTGTGGGCGCGGAGAAGCTGAACAACTTGAAGGGCTCTATCGAACAGCTAAAGGGTTCGCTGGAGACCGCGGCCATTACGCTCGGTATGGCCTTCCTGCCCAAGCTGCGCGATGTGACGGACGGCGTTACGAAGGCCGTTAATGCCATGATTCCGTGGATCGAGCAGGTGAGCCCGGACCTGGTTAAATGGCTAGACAAGGTTGGCAAGGCCGTGGGCAACTTTGCTGGCACACTGGCGAACCTGGCACGTCTGGCCGGTGATGTGTTTGAGGGCAAGCTAGACTTTGGCCGCTGGCTAGACGTGAGTTTGCAGACACTCAAGCCGATGGCCGATACCGTAGGCCGTGCATTTGGCGACCTGTGGTCCAGGATCAACTGGGGTGCAATCTGGGAGCAGGCAACGAATATCGTGGGGGCCATAACGTCCTGGCTCGGCGAGCAATGGGCGAAGATTGACTGGGGTAGCGTGTGGGCTAAGGTAAAGGACATTGGTCAGGCTCTGGCAGGTGGTGTTGCGAGCATAGCGGATGCTGTCACCGGTTGGTTGGGTGAGCAGTGGGCTAAGGTCAAGTGGGCTGAGGTGTGGGCCGCTGTCAGGGGAATAGGGGCAGTTCTAGCCAGTAATATCGTCTCTATCGTCGACAATGTGACGAACTGGCTATCGAACATGTGGAGCAAGATCGATTGGGCCAGCATATGGGCGAGCGTAACGAGCATCGGTAGCGCCCTGGCCGCCAACATCATGGCGATATACAGCAACGTTACATCCTGGCTGGCCGCACAATGGGCTAAGATCGACTGGACGGCTGTCTGGCAGACAGTCGGCAGTATAGGCGCGGCTTTTGTTGAGACCGTGCAGCCTATTACAGCAGACGCTGTTGCTTGGCTCAAGAAATCCTGGGAGGCAATAAACTGGCTGGAGATCTGGGCCGCAACAAGACGGCTGGATGAAACGGCGGCAGTGTGGATTGACCAACAGGATTGGGCAGGCCTGGGGCGCAAACTCGGCCAGCAAGTTCTTGACATGTTCAGAACCGGCTTTTCAGACGAGAACACCACGGGCGGTATACATAATATCCCAACGCCACAGATGATCGCCAAGATGTTCCCAGTTTCGACCATCTGGGAAATCAACAAGGCAATCATCGAAGTTACGATCAACTTCGGCATTGCCATGATTGACGGCATCGTGCAAGGTCTAGGCGGCCTGGCAGGCGCCGTGGGCCGAAAGCTAAGCGACAGCCTGAGCAACGCGGTTCAGATGGCCCGTGATACGCTTGGTATTCACTCGCCATCTACGGTCACAAAGACCGTTGGTGAACAAATGGTTGGCGGCCTGCTGGCTGGTGTTGTCAACCTGGGCGACGTGCTGGGCAAAGAGATGAGCCAGCAAATCCAGGTTGGCTTGGGCGCTCTGAGTAAAGCGCTCGACCTGGGCGGACTTGTCAAGGGCGGCGGCGGCATCGCTATCATTCTGGTCAACCTGGGCAAGACAATGGGCGAGTCACTGGCCAGCGGCGTGTCTGCCGCTATTGAAGAAATGCCTGACCCCATCAGCCGCGATATGCAGACAGCGCTTGCGGGGGGGCTAGCGCGGGCGACTGAGCCAATGACAAAGCAGATAGACACCGACATGCAGACCGCCTTGGCGGGCGGCTTCCTGCGAGCCACTGAGAGTATGCCTGATCCTATTGCCCGCGACATGGCGATAGCGCTGGCTGGCGGCCTATCGCGGGCCAGAGAATCAGTAGAGACAGGCGCAGTCAATCAAGCGGTCGAGAGTGTCGGTAAAAGTATTGTACAGGGCATTGCCGATGGCGTGATGGGCAGCGTTGATATGTTGAGCAAGGCCGCGAGTGCGGTGGCCGACGCGGCAGTTGAGGCTGTATCGGAAGCGCTGGACATTGGCTCGCCTTCCAAGGTCATGCAGATCATCGGCGAGCAGATGATCGAGGGCCTGACGCTGGGTATTACCGATGCTGGCCGCACGTTCAACGAGGTGTTTCACCGCGTCTTTGACGAGACTTTCGAGTGGTGGGACCGCGAAGGGCTCAACCTGTTCGACTTCATGCGCGCTCAGGCAGAGCAGTTCGCCAGGGACCAGGCCAGCAATATGGCATTCGTATTTGACGAGATGAAGGGCGGACGCAAGGGAATAGAGGACCTGATGAAGGTGCTCGAACAGATGTACGGCGGCCTGGCGAAGATCGTCTCACCGCTCACAGATATCATGGACCTGATTGCCGCGCCCGTGACGCAGCAGTACGAGGATCAGATCAAGGCCGTCAATGACCAACTAAAAGAGCAGAACACGGCCTATGCTGACCAGATGGACGCGCTGGCCGATTGGTCGCGCTACCGCCAGAACGTACACGACGCCGAGATGGCGACGATCAGTGACGAGATCGACTTGCTCAACGAGAAGATCGCTCTGGAGCAGCGGCCCTACCTGGACCAGCAGATGGCGGCCAACGAGGAGTACCAGAAGCTACAGGCTGAGGGTAACGTGGCCGACCTGTACTTTGCTAGGGAGCGCGAGAAGGCGCACACTACGGGTGACAAGAAGCGGCTGGACGACCTCAAGCTGGAAGAGGACTCGTACAGAGACAACCAGCGTTACCGTCTGGACGTGTTGCGTGCTGAGATGGCCGTCAGCAAGGACCAGATGGACGCTGTCGCCGATCGTCACGCCGCCGAGCTGACGGCTTTGCAGGCTGAGCAGGCTGCCAAAAAGGACGCCTGGGACGCTGAACAGGATGCCATTAAGCGGCGGCGGGAAGCGCTGGAAGCGACGAACAAGGTGCAGCGGGAGGCCGCAGCCGAACGCTTGAAAGAGATAGCAGCCGAAGAAAAGGCCGCACTCATAGCGAACAACACGATCCGGGGCTTGCTCGATACTATCGCCGCACTGCAAGCCAAGACGGCTGAGATGGAGATGATCAAGACCGTTTCGCTGATTGCCAACACGCTCTCGTCAGCGGGTATGCAAATTCCGCAGGCGGTGCTGGACGCCTTTGCTGCCCTGCCCCGTGAGGCGGGCGGCATGCTGGACTCCGTGATCAACGCTCTGCTCGCCGCCTACGGCCGGGGCCTGTACGGTGCCGCCGAAGGTGCCGTTGTCACACGCCCGACCGTGCTAATGGCAGGCGAGGGCAGCGAGCCCGAGGCCATTCTGCCGCTCAGCTCGCTCCGTGGCCTGGTGGACAGCGTGCTCAGTCGGGTGCTAGGTGGCCGCGTCGGTATGCCAATGCCAGGCGCCATGCTCAGAGCGGGCGGCGGCTCGACGTTCACTCAGCAACGGACCTACCAACTCAGCGCTTCTTACGCGCAAGTGCAGAGTGAGTCCAGCATCATGCTCGACCTGCAAGCGATGGAAATGCTGGCCGGGGCAAGGGGGTAGCGAACGTGGCGATCCTTGAGCTTGACCAGTTGATTACGCCCGACAGCCGAACTTACACGTTTCGGGACGACCAACGGCGCTTCACCATGTCCACGTCTGGCGAGGGGCTGCCGCCGATCGAGTACATCACGCAGCGGGGTCCGTTCCAGCACGGCGAAACGGTTGTAGACTATCGGCTGAGGCCGCGCGTCCTGCAGATGGTTTACCGCGAGAAGTTCTGCAGCCGGGAGGCGTACTGGGACGGCCGTGGCGGGGCGACAATGACAACGCCCGGCGGCACCCGCAAGCAGATCGCCGGGCTCCTCGACGCCATTCGCCCTAACCGCCAGGCGACGGTGGGGGCGGTGGCGCCTTTTACGCTCAGGAAGCTGCTACCGGGCGGCCAGAAGCGGGACCTTGCCGTGTTCATCCAGCAGGGGCCGGCCTTCGAGCCGCGCAGTCTGGACGCCTGGGACGAATGGGCCTATCAGGAAGTGCTGCGTTTTGTGGCCCATGATCCGGTGTGGACGGACCCGACGGCGAACAGCACGGTCTATACTCAGGTGCTCACAGTCAGCGGCCTCTTCTTTCCGGCAGTGGTGCCGCTGCTGTTTGGCGGCGGCGCCTATGTTGGCACAACCAACATTACCTACCTGGGCACCTGGCTGGCCTACCCGACGATCACAATTCAGGGGCCGTGCGCTGACGTGATAGTCGAGAACCTAACAACGGCTGAGAAGCTGCATCTAACATACCCGCTGGTGGCCGGCGATGTGGTGACAATCAACCTGGCTTACGGCCAGAAGACGGTGATCAAGCAGCCAGGAGCGGTTAACCTCGTCGGCTACTTGTCTACCGATTCTAACCTGGCTACATTTCACCTGGAGCCTCATCCTGCGGCGCCGCTAGGCGTCAACGACATGCAGGTGACCGTGGTCGGAACGGTGGGCGATACTGCTTACGCGGCGATTGCCTGGTACACCAAGTTCATTGGCTTGTAGGAGGGCTACGTGCTGAGGATTACGCGGCGTGCCTGGCTCAGTCTGGTGTTGAGCGTAGGCCCACTGGCTGCCCTGCTGCGTGGTGCACACACACCTGCACAAGCGCAGATACCGATGGTAGCAGACCTGGCCTTCCCTCTCCATTTCCCGGCCCATTTCCGAGCCGAACGGCAACCGTTCAGGCAATATCTGCCAATAGCTAGCAAGGAGGCAACCGCATGACTCAAGCAAGCTTTCCGTGGACCACAGACGGCACAGGTGATGGTGCTGCATCCGGCTTTACCGCCAACCAGTGGCACAAGTTCTGGCGCTCTCTGGTAGCGCCGCAACTTGCGAACAAAGGCGTCTCCTGGGGATACCTGAACGGTCTGGCTGTCAGTAATCCGGCGGGTTCGACCATCCGCGTTGCCACCGGCAGCGCATTGGTGCACGGCACATTCTACGAAAATGACGCCCAGCAGGACTTCACGCCAGGCGACGGCACGTATCCTGCATTGCCGACGAACAATCAGATTCACCGCGTCGTGCTGCGCAAGTCCTGGGCGGCGCAGACCGTGCGACTCGCCTTCATCAGCGGGACAGACGCTGGGTCGCCCTCGACGCCGGCCTTGACACAGACGGACTTGACGACCTGGGAGATACCGCTGTACCAGTTTCAGATCTCCTCGGCGGGGGCCGTGTCGGCGACGGCCGATCAGCGGGAGTATCTGGACAGCCGGACTCGGCGCTTTCTGGTGCCGTGCGTGGGTGCCAATAACATCACGGCCGGCACGGCGATAGACCGCACTGACGAGCGCGGCTACCTCAGTAGCAACACCCAGCGCTGCGACTTTTATGGCAACTTCTTCGTGCCCGTGGATTACATTGCCAGCATGACGATCAAGGCCATCGTCAGCAACGACAGCGCGGCCGGTAACATCTACGTCACCAACCAGATTTACTACGGCGCCCTGACAGAAGTCTATTCGCAGCACAGCAATACCACTGGCCCCACGGCCGTTGCCACAACCAATGGCCTACAAGGTATTCAGCAAGTGGCCCTCACGTCTATCGCGGCGGGCGATTATGTGTCCCCTACGTTGGTTCGCAACGCTACAGACGTTCTGGACACCATGGCGGACTTCTGCCGCGTGATCGGCTGGCTAGTCGAGTACACGGCGGCCAAATAGATGGCACCCACCTACCATCTGCGCCTCAAGGACACGGCAGGCGCGGTCCAAGCCGTCCTCGTCCACTGGCTCAGCCTGACGTACACCAAGCGCGTCAACAGCGTCGGCTCCTACACGCTGACGCTGGACGGCGACGACAGCCGCGTCGCGCTCTTCGCCCTGGACAGCCAGATCGAGGTCTGGCGAGCCGACCCCGCGCAATCGATAGCGTGGTACGCAGATGGCGAGTTCCTGCACCGCTCGACCACACGGGAGCGGCTGGTGAGCGGCGAGCACCGCTTTACCTCGGCTGGCCGCGGGTATGTTGACCTGCTAGGCCGGCGCATCATCGCCGCCGCGGCTGGCTCCGCGGGCGCCGAGAAGGCGGGCGTGGCGGAGACGGTCGCTAAGGAGTACGTGGATGAGCAGGCCGGGCCCAGCGCGGGAGTCCGGGCCCTGTCCGGCTTCACGGTGCAGGCGGACGCCGGCAATGGCAACTCGATCACGTTCAAGCGCGCCCGCCGCAACCTGCTGGAGGTGCTGCAAGAGATCGCCCTGGTGGGCGGCGGAGACTTCGCCGTTGTGGGCACCGGCGCAGCCGCGTTCGCCTTCCGCTGGTACGATGGCCAGCTTGGCACCGACCGCACGGTGGGCAACAGCGGCAGCAACCCGCCCGTGATATTCGCTGTCGAGTTCGGCAACATGGGCCAGCCTCGCTACGCGCTCTCGCGACTGGACGAGGTAAACGCGGTTTACGTAGGCGGGCAGGGCGAAGGAGCCAGTCGCACGGTCAACGAACGCACGGACGCCGCGGCCATTGCAACGTCACCCTGGAACCGGCGCGAGGCGTTCCGCGATGCCCGCAACGAAAGCGTGGCCGCTGGCCTCAACGCTCGTGGCGACGAGGAGCTAGAGAGCGCGCAAGCCAAAGAGAGCTTCAACTTCGAGGTGCTACAAATTCCGTCGTGCCTGTACGGCAAGCACTACTTCCTGGGCGACCTGGTAACGGCCCGCTTCGGCACGGTGCAGGTGGACAAGAAGGTGATGCAGGTGACGGTCAACGTGGCAGCCGGTGGCCAGGGCGGGCATATCGAGAACATCTCGGTGGAGCTAGCAGATGTCTAGCCACGACGTTCTGGAGCGACTGATCGGGGCGGTGGCACGGCTGGCCGAACGGGTGCGCCATCTAGAGGTGGTGGAGATCGTGGCGGCGAACCTGCCTTCTCACACGCATGCAGGCGCGGGCCAGGGCGGCACCGTCACTCATGCTATTACCACAGGCCAAACGGTTAATGACCACCACGACAAGAGCCACAGCCACACCGTCGCAGACGGCAGCGGCGCTATCGCTAGCGACCAGAACATCAGCACGACCAAGAACTATCAGGGGCAGACGGCCAGCATCAACGACGATGCCGCGACGAGCTTCACACCTGGCGCTGCCGCTGGGATAATCGTCATCAGCCATCGCAACAGCGCCTACTCGACCGCCTGGGGCGTGGTGGCGTATTCGACCGGCCAACCTTTCACAACTGCACTTGTCGTCAGCGCCAACTGCAATGTCACAACCGGGGTGTTGGCGGGCACGACCGGCACCGACGGCAAGATGACGGTGAGTGCGCACACGAACGGCAAACTGTACATCGAGAATCGCCTGGGCGTCACCATTAGCATCAATATCTTGACGTTTGGCGCCTAACCAGGTGCCTGTGTAAATATGTCGGGTGGAGCGGGAGTAGAGTATGGACCCGTTGTTCGGGAAGCTATTGGAGGGAATGCTTACGCAGTCGCCGGGCATGGCGGCCGCGGCACTGTTGGTGTGGTGGATACTCAAGACAGGCAGAGAGCGCGAAGCGGAGATGCGAGACGCGGCGGCTGCACGCGAGGCGATTCTGCTGGTGGCGTCGGAGAAACGGGAAGACCGGCTGCTGCAAATCCAGGAAAAGCTGGCCAACCAGTACGAGCGGGTTGCTGTGGCGCTTGGAAATCAGGGCGTTGCGCTCAACGAGGGGGCCAACACCCTGGCCGAGGTTGTGCACGAGCTGGCGGAGATGCGGCGAGAGCACAACCGCATCATCGGCAAGGAGGACTAGCCATGCTCCGCATACTGTTAGTTGACGACGTACCCGAGTGGCACAACCTGCTTGCTCGGGTATTTGCTGGTCACGTGTTCGAATGGGCGCCGACAGCGCAGGATGCGTTTCGGATGCTGGAAGAGCAGCAGTTCGATGCCGTGCTGCTCGATGGCAAGCTACCCGGCGATATCGATGGCCCAGCCCTGGCCAAGCTGATTCGTCTGCGTTTCAGAGAGCGGGGTGAATGCGAGCCGCAGATGTTCGGGCTCACAGGCTACCCCGAGATGACGGAGGCGTTTCAGCAGGCATGGATACCGACACTCCTGAAAGGCATGGGTGTAGTGGAGATGCGCCACGTGGTCGAGAATCTGGTTATGCAGGTAACGGTGGGAGCGGTCTAAGTATGTTGCTGGTCATTGAAGAACCGGGGTAAGGGCATTTCTGCTAATCATCCTTCGGCAAGCAGGCTACCGTATTATGCCGGCACGGACATTAGCAGAGGCCGCTAGACTTAGACTAGCAGCCCCTAAGTGTGTTCTTTTAGGCTGCTGCGGGGAGCCGGGGGACGCTCAGCGGTGTGCCAGCAAGGGCTGGCCCGTATTGGGTCTGTATTCTGATTGGGAATGTTGCGGCCAATTTGTCGAGGGGCAACGGTTGCTTGAGAAGCCGTTTCAGGTAGAGGAGCTGCTGGCTGTGGTCGAAGAGATGGTGGGGGGAGAAGCGTGCAGAAATGGTTAAGGCGGCTCCTGCATCTTGAGCCGAGGTGTGAACAGCGCACGTTTGCCTACTGCCCGCGGTGCTGGAGCGAGCTGTGCGCCCATGGGACCCTCGTGAGCGACACCGATCTGGTACGTTACGAGTGCGCCATGTGTGGCCATCGTAGTGGCTGGGACTTTGATGCGCCGGTGCCGCTGCTGTGCGAGGGGAGAATAGCGTGCAGATAAAGTTGGAGTATGCACACCTGTTGACGGCGCCAAGCAAAACGGGGGCAGGCGTACAAGCCGATGTGGACTGGGGGCAACTGGACCGCTGCTTTGACCCGGTGCTCGTCCTGGAGGGTGACAAGGGCTATGCCGAACATCTCGGCTCGCGCATGTGGCTACGCATTCTAAATCATGGCAACGAGTGGCATGACGCCGCCAATTGGGCGCACCACACGGTAGACGAGATCAGGCAGGTGTACTGGCGGGGCGTGCGCAAGGTCCAGTTCATCAACGAGCCCAACCTCGAGAGTGAGGGCGCTGTTGGCTACGAGGACTATCAGGTAGGTAACGAAACCAGGCGTCGAGCCACCATTGAAACTTACGCCTTCCTTGAGCGTTGGGGCCAGGAGTATTTCCCCCGTGTGCGCAACCTGTTGGCGCAGGCAGGCATGGCCGACGTGCTGCTCTGCGGCCCAGCCATGTCGCCAGGCCATAACGAGAGCGAGGACTTCCGCGGCTACGGCCACATGCCAACCTTCCTGCGCTGCTGTGACATCCTGGTGTTTCACTCGTACTGGCACCGTGACCCCGCAACCTTCCTGGGTGGCAATGACGCGATCTGGTTTGCCCAGCGTCTGGACCTGGACCTGGCTTACCTCCACGAATTGGGAATCGAGCAACCAGTCAGTTTGTCGGAATATAACTCCGATGGCCTGGACTTCGCCAACCAGGTTGACATGGCGCTATACTACGAGCAGATCAAGCGCTTCAACCAATGGCTGAACAGCAAGCCAGAGGTGGTGGGACAGTTTTACTTTTTGGCCTTCGAGAATGACACTGCATTCTATGGCCTGAGCTTGGAGAACATGCCCGGTGCCTGGGATGCACTGGCCAGCTTCGATCGCCAGTCAGAGGGCCAGTGGGCGCTACCGATTTGGACACCACCGGACGTGCCGGTATTGGATGAACCTGTGACTACACCAGAACCAGAAGGAGGCAACGTGTTGACCGAAGAGCAGAGGGCCGGCATTCTAGCCGCGCTGGACGACTGTTGGGGGGTGCTCAACCGTATGGATGAGCAAGCCGACCAGGCAAAAGCGGACGTGGCGCGTATACGTGCTCAGATCATCGCCGTCAAGGAGGCTGCCGGGCTCAACAGCCCTTTAGGCTGAGCTTTGCCGATGCTGACGCTGTAGACATTGGCCCGCTTATCGAGGACGCGGCGACACAGCACAACGTGCCGCTGGTTGGCCTGCTGGCCCTGGGGCGGGCTGAGTCTACATGGCGGCGAACGGCTGAGCGATGGGGGGACCGCACCGGTGTGGCCCTGTCTGCCATTGCTACCCAAGACTGGGAAGTCCTGCGCATCATCTACAACGACATTCAGCAGCGTCTCCCGAACGATATTTCTTTTGGGTACGGCCAGATCAGTATCGCCCTAGCTGCTCGCCACGGCCTGGGCGACGGTGGCTGGGACGGCCTGATGGCGGCACGGGAAGCCCTCTTCGACCGCGCTACCAACCTGCGCATCATGGCCAATCACTACCGCAACACCATGGACATTGCCCTGCAACGAGAGCCCACGCTGACCGGGGACGATCTGTTGCTGGCAGGCATGATTGTTTATAACTCGGGCAGCTATCAAGCGCCCGGCAATTGGTACTGGGTAAAGTACGCCGGGAATATCCAGAGTTATCGTACTAGCATCGTTTGGGCCAGAAGCTTGATGGAGTAGCAATGGCGATTTACCGCACCTGTCCGGTTTGTTGCGCGTTCGAAGAATGCGAGTGGACAGGCTCTTGCTGGCGCTGCCTTCGTTGCGGCTACACCTGGCCAGTGACGCCGACTGCACCGGACTATGGCGCCTTCCTGGCCGCCGACTACACCGTCTCCTGGTGCTGCCCATCGTGCGGCGTGCACGGGCGCATCACCGAGGCGCAGCGTGACTATCTGGAGTCCATTCATTGCCAGTGCGGCTACCACCGGCGTCGTCTGGCTCGCAAGGCACCAGGCTACCAGCGAGAGGACGCTGACAGTCGTGGCTAGCGTGGGTGGCCCCTGCGCAACCTGCACCTGGCTGCGGGAGCGGCATGACGAGTGGCGCACGGTGTGGTACTGTGGCCACAGTTTCGACACGCTTACGGAGCGACGCCTGGCAGAGATGGCTGTAGCTACGGAGTCTGGACAGCCTGCCTGCCTGCAGTATGTCAACGCAGACAAGGCGGGGCTATGGCAGCCTGGCTGAGGGAGAAGGGCGTTGACAAGCCCGTCTAACAGGCGTACCATACAGACGGCGGGAGCAGCGAGGCGTCGGCTGCCACCCCCAACGCTGCCGAGATAGGCACCTTGCCGTGACCTCCCGCCAGCCCTATAAAGCATAGACGTGTTATAGGCGAAAGCAGGGAGGTGTGACATGCCCCAAGGCTGGCCTACACATCAACACACCGAACTACTCCGCCAGCGGCAGCGCTGGCTTGACGGCCGCTTGAACGAGGGGACGCCGGAGAGCCGACGCTTAGCGTTTGCTAAGTGGCTCTTCGAGCATGGCGTAGTCAACGAGAATGAGGGGGAAGCATGCAAGACATCTTGGCCCTTGTGCGTGCCGTGACACTCATGTGGGATATTCAGACACTGGCAGCGCTAGTCCTGGTGGACATTGTGACAGGCGTCTGTGCCGCTGCCAAGACTCACACATTCGAGTTTAAGAAGCTTGCCGACTTCATGTGCTCGACAGTCGGCCCCTACATCGTGACCTACGCCGCCCTCAAGATTGCCGCCCTGGCCATGCCCGATTGGCAGCCGGTAAGCCTGGTAGTGTTCGGGCTCATCAGCGTGGCCATGCTCGGCTCGATTGGCAGCAACCTGCGCGAGTTGTTCGGCAAGGACATTCCATTGCCGACGCCACATGGCTGACCCCTAGCTCCGCTGGCCCCTCCTCCAGCGGCTGGCCCCCGGCTGGGTGTGCAGCCGGGGGCTTTTCTCTTGCAGCCGGACGTGCTATAATGTCGGTGTGCGGAGGTGGCTCTGAGCACCAAGGCACACCATGTGTGGCGTCGGCGTGGGAAGACACGCCTTACTGCGTTAGGGCTCGTGTACCAGTTCGCCTGGTAACGCCCTTGTGGGGCCGTTTGTAGGGCTACGAACTCGTGAGGGATTACGGGCACCTACAATCGCAGGTACGATGGTCAACGCACAGATCGCTCGCAAGGGCGGGACAGAAGGCACGAGGGTCGGGGAAGGTCCGACACGCCACACGAATCACCTCCCTGCTTGTAGGAGTCCCCGCATGCGCTCTTATACCGTGACCAAGTCGGCCGGTCGTATGAAGCACCTCTACCTCTGCCCCGGGGCACAGCGACATTGGTATCGCTGGCTCAAGCTTCGTGCCCACCGCCTCAACCGCCGCGAGTGGCGCTCTTACCTCCACTGTTGGGCCGCCCTCGGTGGTGACGAAAGAGCCGAGCGGCGCCTGGACATGCCCAAGGCCGACGCCCGAGACGTTATCTAAAGGCCCTCTTTACCCCCTCTGCTTACTCTTCTTCCACACCCTTTTATCCCCTCCCAGATGTTCCTGTACGGAAATTGCCCCTTGACAGACAGCGTCAGTTGTGTTATTATAAGAACATAAAGCAGACAAAGGGTAGAAGATGAGTCTGATTGATAAACTGTTGGCGCGGCAGCAGGAACTGGAGTTAAATGACCGCGAGATGGCTGAGCGGCTGGGCGTGACGCGTTCGGTGTGGACACGAGTGCGCCTTAACCTTTATCCAGGCGTAGAGGAGTCGATGGTGTTAGTGCGAGGGGCCATTCGTGGCTTTCCCGAACTGACGCCAGAGGCTCTTCTTTTTTTGCGCGATGGTATGGCCATTGAGAAGAAGGAGGCGTAACCGTTATGCGAGCCTACCATTTCCTACGGAGCGACCTGCGAACAGGGGAAGGTGAGGAACCACCCTGGGCAGTGGGGGAGGAACGGAGCGTAGAGGGGCCACTCGTCCTTTGCAAACATGGCTACCACTATGCGCCATCATGGCTGGATGCCCTGCAATATGCGCCGGGGCCGGTAGCCTGTCTGGTGGACGTAGACGAGCTGCCCGGCGTAGTCCTGGACGACAATAAGGGGCTGTCGCGGCGACGCCGGATGGATGACTACAGAGACGTGACGAAGCAACTCCGTGTGTTTGCCTGCGACTGCGCGGAGCGGGCGCTCACGCGAGAGCGGGCTGCGGGCAGGGAGCCCGACCGGCGCAGTTGGGAAGCTGTAGTAGTAGCGAGGAGGCACCTTGCCGGCGAGGCAACCGACGCTGAATTGGACGCCGCCAGGGCCGCCGCCAGGGACGCCGCCAGGGACGCCGCCTGGGACGCCGCCAGGGCCGCCGCCAGGGACGCCGCCTGGGACGCCGCCAGGGCCGCCGCCTGGGCCGCCGCCTGGGACGCCGCCAGGGCCGCCGCCTGGGCCGCCGCCTGGGCCGCCGCCAGGGACGATGAGCGCGATTGGCAGCGACAGCGGCTGGCAAAACTGCTCGACCTGCTATTCGCAGAGAAAGAGGAGAAGAGGGTATGAGAACTGAACAGACAAAAGAGAGCCCCGCCGTGGCGGGCGGGGCGGCAGTGGAGGTCGGGCGCGGCATGCAAAGCACCCACAGCGATAGTGTAGCACAGCAGACCGGAGAGGTCAAGGGCTGTCTGAACTGTGGTGCTGTGGAGGACCTGGTGACAGACCGCTCCTGGCTGGGCGGCCATGGCTGGGTGTTTGGCCGCTACTGCCGGGACCGGCTGGTTTGCGCTGAGAGGGCCGATGCGCGGTACGCGAGGAGGGTGCAGAATGACTAAGCCACTGCGGGAGGGTAAGCCAATTCGCATCTTCATCGCTAAGGCGCAGCCCATCAGTCAGACCTGTCCAGTGCCTGACTACACCATCGCTTTGTGTGTCAAAGACCTGGAATTCGCGACACTGGAAGAGGCCCGCATCTACTACGCCAAAGAGGCGGAGATGCTAGAGAGCGCACTTAACAACGCGCTGCCAGGAGACACTTACCACGCGCTGCTAGTTCGTATGCTGGAGCGTAAGGTCAGTTTGCTGCAGGGGCCAAATTAGCAGCCAATAGGCCGACTCACGTTGCGACGACTGCCCGATCAGCAGCGTTGGTGACGCAGAGGCTGCGTTGTCGGCCAACGAGAGAGCGGGGAAAGCCGCCCGCGGTACCGGCATCCAGGCTTGACCTTGACGGTACCAGAGTGAACCGCCATTCCAGCGAAGGGAGGTGATTAGGTTGCGTAAACAGCTAGGCGGACTGCTTTCCTTTATTGCGTGACACCGACCAGATCGCCGGCCACAGCCCGGGGGAACCAGCCCCCGGGCGACTAAGCAACGGGGAGGGGCAAATGGTAGGGGCAATCAAGCAAGCCACGGAAATCAGACAGGCAGGTATTTACCTGCTGGCTGTGGTGGACGGCCAGGAAGTGGACCTGACAGCGGCACTGGAACGGAGCCGCTACCTGTTACTGACAGTGGCAGAGCAGGAGCACCTGGCAGCGTGGATCGAAACGGGGGAGTACACCTTCGCAACCTGGTGTCGGCGGCGCCTGGCAACACCGAATCCAGCAGCGCCAAAGGGCCGGCTATGACCGCCATCTTCATCGAGCCAAAGCCCCTGCCCGTGCTTTGCACCCTGGGCGACTGCCCCCGAAGGGGCGATAAGGCTTGCTGCAAACAATGTCCGATCGGCGGTTGTGAGACGCCTTGCGATCTTTACGAAGAGCCAAACTGCCCATACCAGAACTGAAGAGGTAAGCGTGAAAACAATTGAATTGACGAAAGGAAAGGTGGCACTGGTTGACGATGAAGACTACCCGGAACTAAGTCGATACAAATGGCAGGCTGCCCAACGAGACGGGCGCTGGTATGCAGTACGCACAGAAAGGAGAAAAGGTAAAAAAGTAGGCACCTACATGCACAGACAGATACTGAAGCCTCCCTTGGTTCTGAAAACTGATCATGTAAACGGTAATGGCCTGGATAACAGAAAAGACAACCTCCGCACTTGTACGGATCAGCAAAATGGCGGCAACCAAGGCGTCCGGAAAAACAACACCAGTGGATTTAAGGGTGTGTGTTTGTGCAAACGCACGAAACGATGGGCAGCAGCAATCACCATCGCTTTCAGGACGATCCACCTTGGCTATTACGCGACGGTAGCCGAAGCCGCACAAGCCTACAATGCTGCTGCCATCAACTATTATGGTGCCTTTGCATGGTTGAACACATTTCCAGTGGAGAGCGTCGGCTGTGAGTGGCAGGAAGGGGAGACGGCGTGACTGATCTGGCACTGGTAAACACTTGCGTTGACGAGGGGCTAGCCTTCGACCAGCGACATCGCGACGATCTAAATAAAGCGCAGAGAGCGATGGGCGCGCTGACGTGGGGCCTGTGGCGTGCGCTGGCTGAGTGCCCGATCTGCGGCAAGGGGCACTTTCGGGTGCCGTGCGAGGGACTGGATGCGCACGACCAGCCGTTCGAGGGTTGGTACTGCCACATGTGCAAGAATGCCTGGAAGGATGTGCCTGCAGAGCCAGTGAAGAAGAAGAGGGCCAGACAAGGACGGTTGGCGCCATGACTGACGGCCTGCGTGAATTTGCCTGGCTAGCGCTGTACGTGCCAGTGTTGCTGGCAGTGGTGGTGGCGCTGATTGCGAGAGAGGAAGGGTAACGTGGACTGGTTCTCATTCCTGGCAGGTGCGCTCCTGGCATCAATCGTCTCGGCCCTGGCGGGTGTGCTACAAAAAAGCGGGTACGTGGACGTGCAGCAGGAGGCGCTGGAAGAGGCCCATGAGCAGGGGTATCAGGCTGGCCTGGCGGTGCGGGATGCGAAGCATGCAGCAGCACGGACGACAGCGATGACGCTCAACGTCAACCAGCGGCAGGAGATAAACCGGCTGCGGGACGAACGGGACAGCCTGCTGCAGCGCAACATGCGACTGGTGCAGGAGTGCCGTGAGCTGCACACGCGGCTGGACCTGGCACACGAGGCAGTCGGGAAGGGCGAACTGTGAGCATAAACAACGGGCTTTTTTCGTCAGCAACGGGAGAATGGTCCACGCCTCAAGCCCTGTTTGACCAGCTCGAGAGGGAGTTCCACTTCGACCTCGACGTGTGCGCCACCGCTGAGAACGCCAAGTGTTCCAGGTACTACACGAAAGAGCAGGATGGACTGGCGCAGCCATGGGCGCCCTTTACCTGCTGGATGAATCCCCCTTACGGCTCCGAAATTGGCAAGTGGGTGCAGAAAGCATACGAGGAGACAATACGAGGAAAGTGGCTCACCGCTGTTGTCTGCTTGTTACCTGCACGCACTGATACTCGTTGGTTCCACGAATATTGCATGCGAGCTTACGAGATCCGGCTAATACGTGGCCGTCTGCATTTTGGCGGAGCCAAGAATTCAGCCCCGTTCCCCTCGGCTATAGTTGTCTTCAATGGCGCACACACGTTGCCACTCGTTACCAGCATGACGCAGGAGAAGGGAAGGCATGAGAGACAAACCGAGTGAGCATTTCCTGGGCACCGTCTTACGTGGCTATTTTGCCGAAGCACACCTCGGCAAGCCGGTGACGCCAAGCGGCATTTGGGACCGCATGTGCATGGAGGCGATCATGATACCAGGCGAATTTACCCACTTGATGGAATGGGATTCTCGCAAGGCGAGCCAGAACCGTATCAAGACAATCATGGAGGTGATCGAGGGCGGTTATCTGCCGGGACTGCGACTGGCGAAGCATGCCCGGGGCGGAGCGATTGTCGTGCCCGTGGAGGGCGACTGAATGCAGCCGTACTATGATGATGGCCACGGGATTGTCATTTACCACGGCGATTGCAGGGATGTGCTGCCAACGTTGAGTATCGATGGCCCACATCTCCTGTTGACAGATCCGCCTTATGGAATAGGATGGCGCACGCCCCGGGGGCGTGCGCGACCTAAAGGATCTTGGTTTGTCATAAATGACGATAAGCCCTTTGACCCTACCCACTTGCTGATGCTCGCCTTGCCGTCAGTTATCTTTGGTGCCAACCACTTTGCAAACCGTTTACCGCCATCGCCTGGCTGGATCGTGTGGGATAAGCGAGACGGCATGCCTAGCAATGATCAGTCTGATGCCGAGTTGGCTTGGACCAATGTATTAACGTCTGTGCGGACAATACATTGCCGGTGGAACGGTGGTGGCTCTCTGCTGGCAGAGAACGGGCCATCGAGGGCTATTCACCCTACACAGAAGCCCGTTCGGCTGTTCATGGCTATCCTGGTGTTGATAAAAACGGATGGCACATGCCTCGATCCATATGCGGGAGTCGGAACCACCTTGCGTGCTGCCAAGAACCTAGGCCGCCGCGCAATCGGGGTGGAGATCGAGGAACGTTACTGCGAAATCGCTGCACAAAGGCTGAGCCAGGAAGTATTCACCTTGGAAGGCATATGAAAGGGGAGCAACCAAATGAGTAAGCCAGCCCGCTGCCCGATATGCACCCATCGCCGTGGGCCACGCAGCACGAGCAATGTGAGCAAAGAGGGCCAGCCCAAGAAGCACGGGTGCCCGTGTGGGTGCCACCAGACAAAGAAGTAGAGGAAAGGAGCAAGCGTGCAAGAGGAAGAACGGACTGAGAAGCGTTGCGAATACTGCAAGCAGAAGTGGGGCTGCAGGCAATTTCACCTGGGTGTGACAGACTGCCCGGACTTCGATCCCCTGCCACATCCACCGGGGCCAGAGCGGCCGCCGCTGCCTCCATGGACGCGACATGCCTAAGCAAAAACAAGATCACTCTGTGCAACGCAGAGTCGGGGAGCGCATTGCCTCTGCCCGGCTGGAAAGGGGCTTGAGTCAGGGCGATCTGGGAGAGCGGCTAACGCCACCACGCTCTCACGCGGCGGTATCAAATATCGAACGGGGGCTGAGGGGATTGGACATCGACCTGCTGGTACAGCTTGGCTACATTCTGAGCAAGCCGTTGAGTTACTTCTATGGCGAGCTTGAGGGTGGGCCACCGCCTACCACGGGGCCACTTACGCGGCACCGCATCCAACAACTGGCGGAGTGGTGCCGTGAGACCTGTTTGCTTTTCGGTACCGAGGTGGGAACGGCGTACAAGGTAGCAGGCGAGTTTGCTGGGGCACTGGAAAAGTTGTTATGAAAGGAGCAAGCATGATTGAGACGACACTGGAAACAGAGAACATCGCACACGGCGAGCTAACAGTCAGTCAGGCAGGCAGGCTCGGCGGCCAGAAGCTGCTGGCTCGCTATGGCCTAAAGCACTTCGTAGCACTTGGCAAGCTCGGCGGTGCCAAGGTAGCCGAGCAAAGAGGGCCAGATTTCTACAAGCGTATTGGCAAGCTCGGCGGCGATGCTGTGAAGGCCAGGCTAGGGCGCGACTGGTATTCGCGTATCGGAACGCTCGGCGGCGAGAAACTGCGGGATACCCAGCCTGCAGACTATTATTCTCGTATCGGCAAGCTGGGTGGCCGGGGTAAGGGGCCACGTGCTCTGACGTCAGAGCATAAGGCTGACACTGTGGCCCTCGGCGCCGAGCTGCGAGCCATGCGAGAGGCGGCGGGACTCCGCCAGGCAGACATTGCAGCGCGGGTGGGCTGCACAACGGGCCTGGTGTCGCAGGTGGAGTGCGGCCGAAGGGCGGCGACTGAGAAGTGGCGGGAGAGGTACGCACGGGTGCTGGGAGCAAGTAGTGACTGACTACCTGGGGCCATACCGCTTGGGGCCTGGTGGTGAACAGGAAGGGATTTATACGGGGGACGCGCGTGAGTTGGTCGAGGCGATACCGGATGAGTCGGTGGACCTGATCTTTACTGACCCTGTGTACGACCGATTTGACGACTATCGCTGGTTGGCCGAAACTTGCATGCGCGTGCTGAAGCCCAACAGCGCAGCCCTTGTCTGGTGCGGTATTGGCTATCTTCCCGAAACGCTGACGGCGCTTAGGGAAGGGGGGCTGCACTACAAGTGGCAACTAGCCGCTTGTAGACCCACCGGCTTTCCCAGCAGGCATGCCATGAAAAACACGTTTAGTAATTGGCAGTCGCTGCTCTGGTGTGAGAAAGGAACAAGTTGGCCCGTTGAAACAATTTCGGACCTCGTGTTTTCTAACGACAACGGCTCGATGATGTACCACGCCAAGTGGGCAAAGAATATTGGCCCGTTTAAGCACTGGCTAAAGCGGTTTACGAAGCCAGTGGCCATCGTAGCAGACTTCTTTGCTGGTGGGGGCACGGTGCCAGCGGTAGCGAAGATGATGGGTAGGCGCTATCTCGCTTGTGAAATAGCGCCGGAGTTGGCGGAGCGGGCCCGGCAGCGAGTGCGCAATACTCAGCCACCCCTGTTCGTGCCAGAGGAAGAACAACTTGAGATGTCTCTTGAAAAGGGAGTCTAGCATGTACGGTCAACCACACTGCCCCCAGTGCCGGAGTGGCTGGGCCAGCCCGCACTACCAGCGCAGCGAGACAGGCGAGGAATGCCTGCGCTACTGGTGCATCGTGTGCGGGTACACCTGGACGGAACCCTGCGCGGACGCGGTGCGGCACGTAGGCCAGCGGCGGCCAGTGTGGAGCACGGAACTACCCTGGCGATGCTCACACAGCCTTGAGGATAACCTGTGGCCGCCCAGGGATTGGCGTTAGCACCTCGCAAATAAGTGCTTGACAGGCCAGTCTGGTTATGTTATACTAATGGCAGTAGGGGGAGCGGCCAGAAAGGAGGAGGGTCGCTACAAATCAAGTGGAGGGAGAGAAATGGTAACAGCGGAGAAGACCACACTCGCGGACCTGGAAAGGGTAGTCACGTCGGCACGGGACGCAATGGCCGCGGTCGGCCTGGTAGACTGGGCTGCCACTCAGGCGCAGATTGACGCTATCGAGCGTCAAGCGGGCCACGCTGCCAGTCTGCAGCGGGCCATGAATGAGCAGGCCACGGAGCGGCTGCGGCTGCGAGGCGAGATCATTGACAACTTCGGGATTGACTACCTGGGCCGCATGATGACAGACAGCACCGAGATCGTCTATGAGCTGATGCTGCGCCGAAACGAGCAGCAAGCTGCACTCCGTCGTGAGACGGCCGACCTTGAGGCAGCCAAGACCGATGTGCTGTTGAGCGGCGCCATTGACGGCAAGAACGCCGAAACACGGGCGGCGCAAATGGCGCAGGCTCTGGGCAACAATCCAGTCGCCGCCAATGTGGATCGCCTGAAGGCAGCGCTGGACACACTCGACGCTGAGCTTGAGCATGCCCGGCTGCGCTTTGCGACGGCGAAGGGCAGACTGGCCGCGGCGACGGCGGCGCTGGCCTTGCTGGGAAGCTGAAGGAGGACAGTATAAGCGCTCACAACTGAATACAGGAAACAAGAGAACAAAGAAGAAATGAAAGAGGAAAACAGTGACAGACGAAATCAGAAGCTTGAGTGTTCAGCAGGGCGGCGCCCTGCAGGTGGGCGGGTTCGCCATTGATGGCATCGACGGCCTAGACGCCTCGGACGTGACCATACCTCGGTATGAGATTGTCCAGCCCGCGGGCCGCAAGTCGGGCGCGCCCGGGCAGCTCCATCACAACCTGACGGACACGGCGGTGGACGCTGTACGGGCCGTCATTCTCCGCATCTCGCGCACGCGGGTGCTCTGGTCGGGCGAGCCGGGCACGTCGAAAGGAGGGCCGGAGTGCAGCAGCCAGGACGGCCTGACTGGCCGCACCTACGGCGCCTGCAACCAGTGCCAGTTCAACCGCGAGGTCAACGCCACGCTGGACCAGCAGTTGCGCGATGGTAAGTCGGTCAAGGTGTGCGACCGTGGCTATACCTACCTGGCCTGTGACCCCGACGACGTGGGTGCCATGTTCATGATCTCCATGTACCGCAGTTCGGCCACCTCAGGCCGCATCCTCAACTCGCAATTCGTGATGAAGCGCAAGAGCCCGTACACGGCCGTTGTGCGCTTCAAGACGAAGATGGGCACGTCCGACAAGGGCAAGTATTTCGTGTACGATCCCGTTATCGAATCCTGGTTCAAGTCGCCGGCTGAGTACGCCGCGTTCCAGGACGCCAGCCGTGCTATGCAGGGAGTGGCGATCAAGGAGGTCGAGACGGAAGAGAGCAGCGTTGACGCCGCGGCACAGGAGGGCACGCTGCCGACCAATCCGCACATCGAACGCGCCAGGGCTGCCGCGCAGCCACCGACGCCTCCCACTGAACTGGACGCCGAACAGCAGGCAGTATGGGATGGCTTGGGGGCAACGAAGACGCCACCCGCGAAACCACTACCATTCTAGCTTGACGCCAGGGGCCCGGGCCACATAGGCCCGGGCCTGTCTATGCCCAACCGGCTGAACAAGAACGAGGGGAACATGCCGCAACGAACATGGACACCAGATTTGGAGCAGTTGCTTAAAGAGCATTACCAGACAGCGGCTCGTGCATGGCTGGAAGCGACACTTCATCATTCATGGATAGCTATCATCAGTCACGCTTCGCTATTGAGTGTTGGGCCGCGTCTGGTACGACAACCTGCTTCGGAAGAAACCAGACGACTAAGGGGCCTGGCTACTAAAGGAATCCCCAAAAGTGCAGAAGCCAGGCGCCACATTGCAGAGGGAAAGCGGGGCAAGAAGTTTTTACCTGCCCACTGTGCAGCTATGTCTCGTGCTCGCAAGGCGATGGGCCTACAGACGTTCCTGGGCCGTCATCATACAGAGGAATCTAAGCAACGTATGCGTGATGCCAAGCGCCAAGTACCGCTCGGACCTGGTAAGTACCAAGGCAACAACGCCGAATGGCGAGCGATGGCGGCCAGAGTACGAGAGCGTGACAGCCACAAGTGCATGATTTGCGGAGACACGGGAGGAAAGACAGCGCTGCCGGTTCATCACATCATATCCTACCAGGTGGCCTGCAGGCATGACGAATTCAACCTTATCACCCTTTGTCGTCGCTGTCACCGTAACGTTGAGACTCTGGAGTTGTGGGACTACTGCGCACAGATCATGGTACAGCATTACAACGTTGATCCCACTGGGGTGTTTGATTTGGCGCCGCCAAGTAGTCTACCACCGTCACTAGATTGCTGAAGTCCTACTCAGGCACCATCCTCAGCTCGCTGCCCGGCGGCACACGCACCCGCTCCCTGGACGCTGTGAGGACGTTCTACCAGACTCGCTGACGCTTTGGCGCTTTGGCGCTTTAGCGCTAAGGCGCTCTTACGCGGCAGGGCGCAAACTGGGCACGGTGGGTATTGACATTCTAAGGCAATTGCGTTAGAATTAGCGCACACGCAATAACTATGCTGGGAGTGCAATATGCCGTTACTGGAAAAGCTGAAAGCGGCGCAGGGCCATAGGCCACAGCAAGAGTTCGCCAGAGAGCTAGGCATCAGCCAAACGATGCTCAGCCAGATATACCGCAAGGAGCGCCGCATCGGCCTACGAGTGGGCCGGGCCATATGTCGTAAGTACCCTAGCCTAACCTCGGAGGTTCTGGACTTTCTCCTGAGTGGTCCCAGCGAAATAGCGTAACCTCCTGCCAGCACATCACGTGCTGGCTTTTCTGTTGCCACAGAGCAGGCAAGGTGGCGAAAGGTGGGAAGCGAAAAGCATGGCGGACATGAACGCAATTGAGAAACGGCTAGCTGATGCAATGGACAAAGAAGGCTTGAGGTATACGCCTCAGTATGGATTGTTCTACGAAGAGGATGATTGTGCTAGCCTGTATCCTTGTCGGCATGGAGCCGAACGGATTGGGGATAACGACGAAGGGTATAACGTTATTGGCCTTTCATGTTTTGATGGGCCTTCATCGGATGGCTCAGGTTACTGCCAATGGTACGTGCCTGACTATTTTCGCTATCGTCTTGATTTCGCCATCAGGGAAGACGATCTCAAGATAGCGGTGGAGGTAGACGGATTGGAATTCCACTCAACTGCAAGCCAGCTAGCCGCGGACCTAAAGCGCCAGCGAGAAATAGAGAAGGCGGGCTGGACATTTCTCCGCTTCAAGGCCAGCGATGTGTACAGCCATGCTGACCGCTGCGCCCGCAAGATAGGCAAGCTTGTCGGTGACATGGGAAAGGCCAAGAAGCAGCGGCAGCAAGGGAGCCTGCTTAATGGCTAACCTGGACGAACGCAAAGAGGAAATCAGATCGCGGTTGCCCTTGCCGCAGGTGGTACAGGAAACGGTGGAATTACGACGCTCTGGCGATCAATGGAGCGGTCAATGTCCGTTCCATGATGATCGCTCGGCCAGCCTATCGGTTTCGGAAAACCTCTTCTTCTGCCATGCTGGCGGCTGCGGAGCCACAGGCGATGTATTTGCCTGGCTAGAACGGGTTAACCAGTGCGATTTCGTGGAGGCGCTGCGAATCGCCGCACAGAAGGTGGGGCTAGCGCCGCTGGCCGATAAGCCGAGCCAGAGTAAGCCAAAGGCGAATCCCGACACGGAAAAGCGCCGCATCTTCCCCCGCTCCCTGGCTGAGCAATTCAATCAAGCTATGCCACCGGAACGCCGCCAGTATTACCACGACCGCGGCCTGAGTGACGAGACCATAGATCACTTTCTGCTAGGCTGGGACGGCACTCGCTACACGATCCCGATCATCAACGGCGGTGAACTGGTGAACGTGCGCCGCCGTCGTGATGACGTCTCCACTACTGACAAGAGCAGTAAGATGCTGCCCTACGCCAGCGGGCTGGGCTCGCACCTGTTCAATGCCGACACGCTCAAGAGCACAGATACGGTGATCGTCACGGAGGGCGAGTTTGACGCCATGCTCCTGGAGCAGCACGGCTGGCGGGCAGTCAGTGGAACTGCGGGAGCGGGAACATGGAAGGCAGACTGGACAGCACAACTCAAGGATTGCCAAACCGTCTATGTCGTCTATGACAACGACGTGGCTGGCCGTGCAGGCGCAGAGAGCGTCGCAAAGTCCATTGGCGAACGGGCCCGGATTGTAACGCTACCTGATGAGGTCGGCGATCATGGCGACGTGACAGACTTCTTTGTCAGGCTGGGCCGCTCCGACGCTGACTTTCTGGCTATCCTAGAAGACGCAACGTCCTATGCTCCTGTGCCAATACCTGCTGACCAGCCTCTCGCCGTTCACCTGGCCCATTCGGCTCGCTCTGGCCTAGTGGGCAAAAAGGTTGCCGTCAAGGTTCTGATAGCTGGTAAACTGGACTCCCCCTATGTGGTGCCACGCAAGGTTCGCTATACCTGCTTTGGTGACTTCGAGGGATGCAAGCTCTATTGCACGCTCAAGGATGCAGAGGGCACACTGAACAAGGACTTCGGCACCAGTGGACGTGAGTTATTGGAAGGATGCCACCAGAAAGATGCTGCGCTCAAGGGCGTACTCCGCAAGGCTTCGGGCGCCAACCCCATCTGCCGTCGGTACTCCGTCGAGGTGTTGAGTTATGCCAACGTCGAAGAACTACTGGCCGTGCCGATGGCTGATCGTGTGGCGCCCAACCGTCACAACGGCATCATGCAGGACGACACGGGCAACGAGTACGTAGCTCGCAACCTGTACCTTGTGGAAGACCAGGCTGAGGTCAACCAGTATTACGAGCTGGCTGGTTACGTCTATCCGCATCCGAAAACGCAGATGGGCACGATACAGGCCGACATTTGCACACCGCTGCAAGACAACGTATCGCAGTTTCAATTGACACCGGAGATTATCGCCTCCTTTACTCCCCTCCAGTTGCCACCCGACGCTAGCATCATCGACCACGTCAACGCCTTGCTGGTGGACCTAACCGATAATGTGACGCATATCTACAAGCGTGAGGAGGCACTGCTCGCCGTCCTGTTGGTCTACCACTCGGCGCTCAACTTTGTATTTCAAGGCGAGACGATCGGCCGCGGCTGGCTGGAGGCGATGCTGGTAGGCGATACCGGCGTAGGAAAGTCGGTCATAGTGCGCTCTGTCCTGGATTTCTGCGGCATGGGTGTGTTCGCCTCCGGTGAGACAGCCAGTCGGACAGGGTTGACCTATGCCGTCGAGCAGGTGGGCGAACGATGGTTCGTGAAGTGGGGGAAGTACGCCCTGGCTGACCGGCGCCTGCTGGTCATTGACGAAATGTCGGAACTACGCAAGGACGACTTAGGCCAGATGACGCAAGGCCGCAATGATGGCGTCTTGACTGTGGACCGTGCTGCCAAGGCGGAGACCAACTGCCGCACACGGTTGATCTGGATGAGCAACCCGCAAAACGGCAAGCAGCTATTCGAGTTCACCTATGGCGTGCAGTCTATTCTCGGCTTGTTCCCTGCCGCGGCTGATCTGCGCCGTCTGGACTTGGCCGTCTTCTTCGCCACCAAAGACGTTGACATGGCGATCATCAACCAGATGCACCCCAAACCGCCACAACAGATCGTCAGTAGCGAGATGATGAAGCACAGCGTTCTGTGGGCCTGGTCCCGTATCGTAGACGACATAGTGCTAGCCGATGGCACCGAAGAGCGAATCTTGAGCGAGGCCAGCAGGCTGGGCAAGAAGTACGGCGCGGCAGAGGATATACCGCTGGTGTCGCCGGCCGACATGCGCAAGAAGCTGGTTCGTATGGCCGTGGCGCTAGCGGCCTTTCTGCACTCAACGGACGTCGAGCACCAACAGGTGATAGTGCTGCCGCTGCATGCCGAGTTCGTGTCATTCTTCCTGGATAACGTCTACTCGGCTCGCAATTGCCGGTATGATGTTTACGCTGGTGCCGCCGAGATTAGCAACACCTTGACGCCAGAGGTACGGGCAGCTATTGACGCAGATATTGAGCAGGTGGACACTGACATGATCGGAGAGCGCAAGATGGCTCGTGAGCTAATCAACCTGTTTCGTAACAATGACACCCTGGGTACACGAGACATTGCCGACATGCTGGATGCGGACAATCGCACTGTTACTAAACGATTGCGTCTCCTGATGAAGCACTCTTTACTGCGTAAATCAGGTCGCAACAGCCAGTACAAACGAACCGCCAGGTTTACAGAATACTTGCTGGGGGAAAGCAATCAAGATGGCAATGTATGATCAAGGCCGTTTAGCGCGGGCACCTCGCGCAAAAATGCTAGCAGCCTCCCTCACAGCATTTTTCAACAAGAGGGCCGCGCTAATTGCACTTGTTCATACATTGCTAACCTGCTTGGTAAAGGAAAGGGGTAAAACGTGCCACTAAAGTTTGACAAAGGTCAATCTAGCAGACTAGAACAGGCCGCCAAACCCGTGTTAGTGGCTAGTGAGACTGAGGCTATGCAGCCTGTAGCAAGCAAGATGCCAATGCCTGAACTGGCGGAGCAAGCAAGTTACCAATGTAGGAACGTGGCGGAAAATGCGGAGCAAGCAAGTTACCAATGTAGAAACGTTTTGGCTAAAACTGAGGTTTCTACCCCTCCACAGTGCCGAGGCTGTGACGTGGCCGTCTGTCCAGACCGCGAGCGAGTCAAGGCCGACCTGGCGACCCCAGCAGAAAGCGCAACGGCGGCACCACAGGCACCGTCCGCCATCGCCGTCATTGCCGTCGAGGTGGCTGCCCTGACTGAGCGGATCGCCAAAGGCGAAGCCTGGCTGCACAGCCATCCGGGGCACGTGGCCAGGCGGGACACGCTGTCCAGCACAGACGGCAAGTCGATCCATCAGCCAGCAGCGGAAGACAGGTGGGAGGCGCTGAGCCCGACAGGCGCAACGATTAGGGCGCTGTTCGGGGCGCTGAATAGGGCGCACGCGATCGGCTCGTCTATCCTGGCCGGCGACGCCCTCATGCGTCGAGTAGAGGCAGCATGGACAGACGGGCCGGCCGCGCCAGGCGATGACGAGTCGGCAGCAATGGTTACGCAGTTGACCAGTCTGTTCGACCGCTGGGAAGGAGCACGGCAAGAGGTGGCGATAATTGAGCAAGGGATGGGGGCGACATGACAATCTGTGCGCAGTGTGAGGACACGGGCTGGCTTAAGGTGCGGGACGACAACGGGCTCATCCATATCGAAGAGTGCGATTGGTGCCAGGGCAAGTCGCCACTGCAGACGGAGGTCAAGCGGCTGCGGGACGTGCTGCGGCAAGTGGAGTGGTGCGGAGAGGTAGACGAGTGGCCGGACTATTGCCCTCTCTGCGACCAGCCAAAGGCAAAGGGCCACAGTCCAGATTGCCCGATCGGGGCGGCACTGGAGGTAAAGGAGTGATGTATCGTACGGGGCGCCTCGGCCCGCTATCCTGGTATCGCAAGCCTGGTTTTGGCTGGGTGCGTTGGGGGTGCGGCTTTGGCCTTTGCTATCAAGATACGCGACGTGTTGGCTTGCTATTCAGCCAGCGTTACGGTTACAGGCGGGGCCTTTGTCTTGGGCCACATCGCGTTGAGTTTTTAAGGCACTGGAGGTGAAGGCATGACAACCGAACAAGAGTACAAGGAGCAAGCCCTGGCGCTGCTGAGTCACCAGCACGTGGCAGCGGTAGCGACGCTGCTGGAAGAGCGGGACATGCTGAAGGCGGCTCAGGAGGAGGCACAGGCAGAGATGGAGTCCATTCATTTTGCGGCCCATATGCCAGACGACTATGAGTACGGGCTGCCGAGTTGGATCAACCAGAAGCTTTACGGTCGCTTGATTGAGCTTCTGGACAGGGACGGCCGAGTCATTCGGCGCACGGAGGACGTAGAGGCCATGCGGGGGCTACGGAAACAGCTTGAGGCCATTCGTCAGGCAGCATTGGCGCTGCGGCCCTGGGACGAAACTCGTGCAGGCTGGGCTGAGGTGCGAGAGGATAAGCTGAGCGAGTTGATGGCGCTGGCAGTAGGAGAGGAGGAAGCGTGACTGAGCAGTTCCTCTTGACGTGGATAGTAATGCTGCTGATAGTCATAATTTTCAAGCTGAGCAGCAAGGAGCGCAAGCCATGAAGTGGCGCGAGAAAGAACAATTGCTGTGGGCCAAACACAATGAGTTGCGGGGCCAGGTGGAGGCGCTGCAGGCAGAGAACGACAAGCTGTGCATCCTGGTGGCTTGGCTGAACACCAACAGACCGGTGTGGATTAGCACAAAGCGGGTGAGCCAGGCGCTGGGGCTGTCAACTGTGGATTGGGAGCCGTTGCTGGAAATGGTAGCGGCTGCACAAAAGCGTGGCCTGGCGCTGGCGGAAGAACGGCTGAAGGGAGTGGAGGGTGGTTAGGAAGCGGCTGATGCACATAGCGGATGTGGAAGAGTTGCAGCGGATAGGGCAGGCGATGGCAGCGGAGGACAGGGCGGCTGAGCAAGAGTCACTGGCCAATGAGCCGACGATGGCGGTGCTCCAGCAGTTTGCTGATGCGCTGGCCACCTGCAACCGGGAAGTTGAGCAGGTACGGCAACAACTGGCCGAGATGCAGGCAGAGCGGGACGAGGCCAGGGCGGCGCTGGGTAGGGCGATGGCGGCAGTACAAGCATTGGTCACTCCACAAACCTCACTGGCCGCCCTGGAACGAGCAGAAGCAGAGGCCAGTGCCGTCCTTGCCGACCCGCAGGGCCAGGCAGCAGCGGAGCGGTGGCGGGCAATGGAGGCGGCACTGCGGTTCTACGCTGAGCCGGGGAACTGGAAGAATGGTCCGGTTCGCCCAGACCGGAATCCGTTTGAGGCAGAAGGCTGTGAAGCGATGGAGGACAGGGGCAAGTTAGCGCAAGAGGCGCTGGGAAAGGGGGAGCAGGGATGAGTGGTGGTAATTGTCAGATTTGTGGCCGAGGATTCCACGAGCCAGCAGGAACATGCTTGAACATAGAGCATCAGGACTACAAACGGCATATGATTACGGACCTCAGACAGCAGCTTGCGGCCAGCGAGGCGCAGGCGGCCAAAGCAGGAGCCAGGTTAGTCCTTATGCGGTTAGAGTTAGAGCAGTTGCGAGCAGTGGCAGAGGCGGCGCTTGCCTTCAGGCAGAGTCAGGTAGAAAGACTGACGCACGCCGTCATCGAGGGCAAGCGAGATGTTGAAGGAACACGGGATATACTCAGGCGGCAGGTGGCCACAAGACGTAGGCTAGACGATGCTCTAGCTGCCTTGCAGCCACCGGTGGAGGCGCAGCCATGATCTACTTGACCAAAGAGGGCCCGGAGCCGCTATACCACCGGGCTGAGGGATATCCAGCAGTCCTGTGCGACAACAAGCGGGTCGCGTGGGATGTTCACGGCAACACCGGTGAGGGTGCGACTGTCTGGTGCCAGACCGATCTGCGGCTCGGTTCGGGGTGGCTGCTGCTGCGCTATCGCGGACTGGTAATCGACTACTGGCCTGTGATGAGTGCACCGCGGCTGTTCGATGGCGCCCGGTCAGGTTTTGTCCATGACCACGACCAGGAGCCGTGGACGCTTTTGCGGGGTGCCCTCTGGTGGAGTATTCGCCAGATGCCACCAGCCTTTGCTAAGGCAGGCGTCCTCTATGCAGCGAAGTGGCGGCTGCAGCAGTGCATCCTTGATAGCATTGCCCATGACAGCCATAGCGGCTGTAACGATCGTGTGGCACCGGCGTGGTGGCCGCTGGCAGAACTACCGGTGGAGGTGCAGCATGACTGAGCCTTATATCCACATCTCGCCCGGCATGCGCGGCGGCGAGCCCGTCATCGGCGGGACCCGGCTGCCCGCAGAACAGATCGCCTGGATGTGGTGGGGAGGTCTCAGCACGCAGACAGATATACAGCGGAGTTATCCGAGTGTGACAAGGGCACACCTAATTGTCGCTTGCTGGTATGTGACGCGGTTTAAGCCACGCACCTGGCGCAAGCGGTGGGGGGAGTGGGCACACGAATGGTTCGGCGCAATGTGGCACGGCGCCTGGGAAGAGGTGCCACTACCACCACAGGAGGTCCCAAAGTGAGCAACCAGGTACAGCAAGAAGCCACCGAACACCCAGCCTTCCGGGAGATGGTGGCGAGGTACAAGGCCGCACGGGATGTGTGGCGAGCTAATCCACGGCTAAGGGCAGCGGCGGCCGATGCGCTGATGGGGCAGCGTGAGTACTGCGAACGGTACATCGCTGCCAGGTTTGACCCGCTGACGTGGACGGACAGCTCCACAGCCTGGGAGGTGCCGCAAGGGCTCTTCGATAAAGCGTTCGAGCAGGCAGGAAAGGAACTAGAGCAGGAGGGGCAAGGGTGATGAGGACGTATATGGTACACCTGGTCGTCGAGATGACGGTGGAAGCCAATAGCCTGGACGAGGCAAAGGCACTGGCGAGGGAGGACTTGCGGAGCGGATTGTGTTTTGCTAACCTCATTGACGCTGATATTGTTGACGTGCAGGCACGGGTATGGCCCAGCCAAAAGGCGAACTGATGGAGACACGCAGCAAGTACAATGCGCGTCGTGTTACCGTAGACGGCCAACGGTTCGCTAGCCAGGTGGAGGCACGGGAGTACGGCAATCTGAAAATCAGGCAGGCAGCAGGAGAGATTACGGGTTTACGTCTTCAACCACGGTACACGCTTCAGGATGGCTTCGTTGACCAGCAAGGCAGGAGATGGCAACCCGTTACCTATGTGGCCGATTTTGCTTATGTCGAGACGGCAACAGGGCGACATGTGGCGGAGGATGTCAAAGGCATGAAGACAGCCGTCTTCGCAATCAAGGAAAAGTGGTTTCGATGGGCCTACCTGGGCGTGGTGGACCTGGTTGTTGTACCAGCGAGCGAGGTTTAGGGAGGAGGCGAAGAGGTGACAATTCAGCAGCGGTACGGGCAGGCTCATTGGGGGGTGCGGTGGCACGCCTTGCAGTTCGACGCTCCGGGTCACGCGCTGTGCGGCTTCAGCAGCTCGAGATGGGGCGAGGTGCGAAGTGTGCCACCGGACACAGAGCAGATGTGTATGCTGTGCCTGCGGAAACTGCAGAAGGAGTTGGGGGAGGGGAAGTAGGGTGCGTGAGTGGTCGCTGACAGCGGAAAGTATAGCAGACATTAGGGAGCGTGACACAGATGCGTTTCCTGATGGATTCGGTACGGCACCAAATAGCCAGGCCGTATGGGATCGTCATGTATTGCTGGCAGCAGTGGAGTGCCTGCTGGTGGCGCTGGCTGAACGTCAACGGATAATCAGCGAAGCCAGGGCTTGCAAATATGCTGGTATGAACCGGCTTGCGTGGAGACTGTGGTGTGGTGAGCAAGCCAGAACGGGAAAAGCGATAGTGGAGGCGCAATGGTGACAATCCAGCAGGAAATATGCCCATACTGTTAACATAGTAGCATTATCGTTGTTTCTTTGGGCTAGAGGCCCGTGTGTGAAAGAATGACATCCAATGCTTTTGTGCATATTCCAGACAAGCGGATGAGCAAAATTGATCAGTTCGGTTGGATCCATGTTGCCGACCTATGAAACTAGATCCACAGGTCTTACAAAGAACTGTCTTACATTTTGGACAATACCTATTAGTCTTAGTAGGTGCAGGAAACAACTCTTGACATTTCCTACAAGGGCGCATAGGAGCTTGCTCTAGTGGAATATCAAGACGTAGTTGAACAGGAACATCAGGGAGGCTGGATTCAACGTGTGCGTGGCATGTTTGGCACAGTGCGATAAGGTTGGAGAGTTTGTTCGCAATTCCAGGCGAAGTACATAACCTGAATGGTTTTATGTGATGTACGTGGAGGGGTTGATTAAATGTGCTTGGAGAAGCGCCACATAACTGGCACTTATCCCTGGCTCTGGCTCTGGCTCTTTGCCTTTGTCTACGCCAATTATATCCATATCCATTTAAGGATCCTCCTTTCCAAAGCGGGCTTTCCTTACCTCGTGGGTAATGTGCTCGTTGCCATATATAGTAGCACTCACGAGAGCAAAAATGGTGCTTTCCTTGCCACTGCCATGACTGCCTTATTACAACCTTATGGCATTGGTCGCACTCTCTTGCGATAGGCTCTTTCTTTTTCATAATGGTAGTATATATATGTCCCTGGTAAATGTCAAGGCAATAGAAGAGAATATACGATAAGGAGGATGAGCAACGCAAAGTGGTGCAGACTGAAATTTGTCCTTGGGAAAACTGCCAAGCGACGATCCGTGTGTCGTGCGGCACCAGGCCCTGCCCGGCGTGCGGGGGCGAGATCACGGTGCGCCCCGACTATGATGCAGCCGACCTGGTGCGGCTGATCTGGCGAGCGTTGGCGAGGCGGCCATGATGACGCCTACGTTGACACGCCGTGCAGACGGCCCGACTCGCATAAGCGACGCAGAAGACTTCGTAGGCTGGTATCTGGCCGACATGACGGCTCGCTGCCCAGAGCTGCTGACAGCCGAGCAAGAGCGGGCGCTAGGGGAAGCGTATCAGGCCGGGGACAGCGACGCGGGTGAGCAGCTCGTGCTGCACAACTGGCGGCTGGTCGTGTCGCTAGCGGTGCGCTACCAGAGGCGAGGGGTGGACCTGGAGGACCTGGTGCAGATTGGCAACCTGGGGCTGTGGCATGCCGTACAGCAGTTTCGGCCTGAGCTGGGCTACCGGTTCTCGACGTACGCTGTCTGGTGGATACGGCAGTATATTCAGCGGGGCACGGAGGACCAAGGGCGCACGATCCGCATGCCGGCATACGTGTACACGCTACTTGGTAAGGCACGGCGGCTGGGGGTGGAGGACGCTGAGCCCGCCATCGTCGCCGAACTGGTGGACGGTGGAGTGGGAACAATCGAGGCGCTACAGGGCCCGGGGTGTCAGGTGCCACTGAGCCTGAGCAGTATCGTGTGGGACAGCGCGGACGGCGAGAACGTGCTGCTTTCAGAGAGGCTGGTTGACGAGCAGGACGTGGAGGCCGAAGCAGAGGAGGACTGGCTGTGCGGGGCCATCGAGGAGTTGCTGGACTGCGCAGAGCTGACGGAGCGGGAGCGATATGTGGTGCAGCGAAGGTTCGGGCTGGGGGAGGATCGGGGGGCGACGCTCGACGTGCTGGCCCGGGAGTTGAGGGTGACGAGGGAGAGGATTCGGCAGGTGGAGACGGATGCGCTGTACAAGTTGCGGCGGTGCCCGGCACGGGCAAGGCTGGCGTCGTGGTTGAGAGGAGGGGACGCAACGCAGAGGAAGGCTTTACGGGCAGCTGGCAGGGGTTGAGGCGGCCTGGTGAGGCTGTACGTGTGGCTGAGAGGTATTCTAGCGCAGGGCACGCAACAAGAGGGCCGGGCACTAAGCCCGGCCCTTGTCTTCATTGGCGACGGCGGCCTGCATCTGGCGCAGCACCTGGCTGGCGAAGTGGCCCGGCTTGCGCCAGCCGCTGGCCCAATGCTGCACGGTCGGGAGCGACACTCCCAGGCGCCGGGCGAACGCCTCGTGGGTCAAACCCAACGAGGCACGGAGGGCCTTGATTTCGTCGGCGCTTATCGGGTCCGCTACTTTTGGCATGTTGCTCCTTTCTCGGTTAGCGGGCGCCATGCTCCGCCGGTCTTGCCTTGCTGGTAAAAACGTGGCACAAGGTTGATCCGCTTGCGCTTCTGCAGCAGTTGGCACATCTCCTGGATTGCGTGCACTCGCTCCTCGTCGCAGCTCAGTACGACGATAATGCCATCGACGGCGCGCTTGTCAATGTCGATGGTCTCCCGTGTTGCTACTGGCCCGATGAGCACGCTTAGCATATTGTCCTGCATCAAGTCCCCGAGTCTGACTGCGTATCGCATGTCAGTCCCGCGGGTCGGTTATGCCGGCTAGGTAGGCTGCGTATTCGGCGGCTCGCCGCTTGGCAGTGCGCACCAGCTCCGACTGGTTGCCCTTGTTCACCGTGGCGCATACGTCGCAACGGTACGCCAGGTCGTCGCTGCACAACTGGACGACCTCCGGATGGGCCTGCGCCCAGGTGGGCAGACTCGCCGGGTCGAAAGTGGTGGCGATGGTTTTGGTCTGCATCGTGTTTCTCCTTCGTTTTCTTTGGCGGCTTGGTTGCTTGAGCTATGCTGGCCGCTCGCCCTTACGGTACGTTTCCAGGATCACCGTCCGGCGTTCAGCGTCGGCCATGATCTCCTCGTCGGTGCCTGCATCGTTGATTGTCTGACGGTACAGATCCCAGAACGCTTCTGCCCATCCCGCTTTGCTGATGGCGGCGTATCTGCCGTGTAGGTGCCAGTCGATTTCCGGGTCACGCTTGAACACGCCTGCACGAGGGCGGCGCTTCTGTGTCATTCTCGTGTTCTCCTTCTCGTTTCCTTAGCGTGCCTTCTTGGCCGCTCTGGCCTGGCGAGCTCCCGTGAGCAGCCAGGCCGCAGGGGTCAAGGTGCTAGCGATGTCGTGGGTCAATCATGTCGGGAGCTAGGCTGCACAGGCTATAGCTCGTCAGGCCATCGCTCAGCCGGAAATACGGGGCAGCCATGCCAGTCGTTTTGATGCTGTGGACCATGTACACCTGGCCCTTGAACATCACAACATCGCCCTTGGCTACCGTGGCGGCTTCCTTGCTTGTCATCTCGTTCTCGCTTTCTGCCCCGTGAGGTGGGGCCTACCTTATGCGTTGAGTCGCCAGGTCCAACACCGGGTCTCGCTGGCCTGGCGGCTTGGCCCCCTGGCGCCACCGGTGAGGCGGCTACGCTCTGGCTGCCAGGGGCTTGCCTAACGTGACTGTGCGTGTAAGGATATGAGCAGAGATGCGTCTGCAGCTATGAGCTCCGCTAGGCGATTGGCCATAGCAGGCTTGTAGGCGTGGCGGTCTAGCGCACTCCGCATCTCGTTGCGATGGTACTCTAGTGCAGCTATGAGCGTGGCGAGGTCGCTCTGATCCAGGCACAGGTAAACATCGTTCGCAATGCCGGTTGTCATTATTTCTCCCTCTCCACTTAGGCCAGGCTCCTCGCTCTGGCGGCGACCTAGCTCGCGTCGCCTTATCCGTGGTTTCTGCTGCCAGTCCTCCCGCGTCCCGCCGGAGCACTCGCTGGCCTTCTGGCCACTGGCAGCCTCTTCATGTTGCCCTCCTAGACTTTGCCTTGCGGCTGGCGTCTTTGCCGGTCTGGGTGTTGGCGTTGTTAAGGTTCCTGGTCGGGCTTTGTGTTCCTTCCCTCAATTATCATTATAGCATAAGCTACAACGATTGTCAATAGCTTAGAGGCCAGTTTTCGATGAGTTTTCAAAACTCGTTAAGCGGTGAAGCCCAGGCTAGCCAGAGCACGGCGAGCCAGGCGGGATATCGTCTTGCTGCCCAACTCCCAACGGGCCACGGTGACCCGGTTGCAGCCTACACGGGCCGCTAGCGTCTCCTGCGTCAAGCCCTGGCTGTCTCGCCAAACCGCAAGCCTAACTGCCCACTCGGGCGGTTGTGCCGCCTTTGCCTTTGCCATTATCTATCCTCCTGTAATGTCTCTCTAATAGTAACACATACTACAAGCCTTGTCAAGCCCCGGTAGGCTAGACAGTCTGCCGTCGAAGGGCTATAATGAGTGGTGAGAAGCAGGAGAGAGCTATGCAACGGGTGTATAATTGGCTGGTGGACAGGCTGCTCGGCAGAGAACGCAGGGCAGCACGCTACCGGCAGCGGTGGCTGGGAATGTAGGAGGTGGTGTAGATGGGTAGAGACATTGATGGCGCCGCCCTCGCGGCGTCGATGGTGCGGCTGGGCGAGCAGTGCGAGACGTTTCGCCAGGGGTTCATTTCGGCTATGCAGCCAGTCTTAGCAGCATTCATTGCTTGGGGGGAGGATTTGCAACGAGCCCAACTGGCCGAAGATTTGGACCGCGTGCCCATTGCGAGGCGCTGGGCCGACTGGTTGGCTAGTCATTGGCCACGACGCTGGCTGCCACAGTTGCAGTTGACCTCCGATGACGACTGAGCCCTGGGTGAGTCGCCCCGGCCCTATCGGCAGCCTGCAGGAGCAGCAGTATTACCGGCAGCCGGGGGCCAAAGAACTGGCACCGCCGTTGACCAGGGTGCGGCGCTTACTCAAGGAGCTGGGTGGTGAGCCGCCGGACAGGATCATGGCCAGGGAGCCCGACGCACTCGGCGGCTTTCAGCCAACAGACCACGAGGTGTCACGCCTCGAAGTGCTGTCCGCACTTACCAGGCTGTCGCCTCGGGATCAGCAGATTATCGAGCTGGCCTTCCTGCGATCGTGGGAACGAAGGACGATTGCTCAACAGCTCGACTGCGTGGAGAGGACGGTTTACAGGCGACTACGGCGTAGTTTAGTTACCATGGTTTTAATCATCTGGGACTATTCTGTTGAGGCGCCTGATTGCACGGTGGAAGATCCAGAAGATGATGGTCAACAGTCATGCAAAGAATGCGGTGCCCGTCCTGGCCACTCTTTTATAGAGTTGCTGGACGGTATGTGCCCATCTTGCCGTCGTTATTTACAGCGAACAGTATGCGCTGTTGCCACTTGACTTATGCATAACATTATGCTATGTATATGCACACTTGCAATCATACGCTAGGTATGCTATACTTGTTCTGTAAGGTTTGGTAGGGTCGGGTAAGGTCGGGTCCGGTCCGGTGCGATACGGCCAGGTGAGGCCTGGTATGGCCTGGCGCGGTATGGCGAGGTATGGACAGATAGACAGGCGACGCAGAAACCTCTGCGTCGCCTGTCTATTAGCCTACTGTCATATTTGACAACTCATGGTATACTGAAAATGGATGCTGTATGCTGTGCAAGCCACCCGCGGGTGGCTTTTCCGTTGCCCGGGGGGAGGCGTCCTGTTCTGCAGGATAAGATCAGATGGGAAAACCAGGAACATGGCAACCAGGCCAGTCGGGCAATCCCAAAGGGCGGATACCTAAAGAGCGCGCCCTGACGGTTGTGCTGGAACGGGCCGGCGCCAAGAGCGTTAC